CCAAACAGAGTTCCTAACAGAGTTCAATATTTTTTCTTCGGTAATCATAATAAAAAATTGGCGCCCTGAAGAGGACTCGAACCTCCATTGACTCCGATTACGGTACTACTGCTTAGAAGGCAGTTCCGGTATCAGGGCAAAATTGGTACCAATGGTGGGACTCGAACCCACACGCCCATAAGGACAACGGATTTTAAATCCGCGACGTCTACCAATTCCGCCACATTGGCATGTGTTTTATTTATAGCGACTTTAGCAACTCTACAATGAAAAGATCCGTTTCTGTTGCATCACGTTTAAGTTCATCGGTTGACCATGTATGAGAACTAGTATATGTCTGTGTAACATATACTTTGTCATCACTAATAAAGTGTGAACAACTCCAATCATAACCACATTTTTTAAGTGCAGTATAAAATGATTCACGAGCAATTCGCATTCGTTCAGACTCTCCAATTTCAACAATTATTTCTCCTTTAATTTTCATAATCTTTTATTCACATTTACGTCCAACATAATCGCCTACAAATGTAGGAGAATCGCCATCATCAAATTCCAATATACGCTCACCAGCGTTTAGCTGTAATGGCAGTGCAGCCGCATCTTTCAGCGACATTTTCTTTGCACGCTTAGCGGCACGAGGCGCTTTTTTAGCAGCTCTTTCATTTCGCTTAGCTACCGCTGCTTTGAGTCGTTCAAGGTGTGCTGCTTTCTTAAGCTTAACTCCTTTGACCTTTGCTGCTTTTTTAGCAGCTCTTTCATTTCGCTTGGTTACAGCTGCTTTAAGGCGTTCACGACGTGCTGCTTTTTTAATTGCAATTGCCTTCTTTTTTTCGAGCTGTTCTGCCTTACGAGCAGCAGCTGTTTTTGATTTGATTTCCTTCATAGTATTGGTTACGTGATTATTATACACTAAAAAAGCACACTTGTAAAACTAAAAATGAAGAAAAATGCATTTTTTATGATTTTTTTACGATTCGATCCATAAATGATGGTGAAAATAAGGTCTTATTGCTGCTGATAAACCCTTCGGCACGGCTGTCAAGAATGTATGTTATGCTCCAATCATCAGCGGAACGTGTTGTTCGTCCGCATGCTTGCTCGAGTGTTGATGCAGCTTCTCCTACATAAACATGATATGCAGTTTCATACCGCTTAGCGTTTAATGCACTACCCATGCTAGGATACGATATTTTCACGATGATGTTAAAGCGCGCAGCATCACCTGATAGGTCAATTCCTGTTGTCAAGCTAGGTCCAATAAGAACCGCATCAGGCGCGCTATTATCCCAATCACTAAGTATGCTCATCTTTTCAACGGTGCCACGATATGGTACAAGCCTAAAGTAATGTCGTGATTCACGTGCGATCCTATCCATAATAACATTACTTGTGGTGTGTATACAACCGCGTACACCTTTGTGTTCATCAAGTATACGATCAATCTCAGCAATGCATGCAGCCAATCCTTCATCCTGATTCTTATATGTTAGGTTAGCAACATCAAGACATACAATTGGACTGCGGCGACGATCCCAAGCGCTAGGTAAATTAAACACAACACTCTTTTCCTGTTCGCAGCCAAACCGCTGTATAAGCAGATGAGGTTGTAAGGTAGCGGACATATAGATTCTTACCTTGGAAAATTTCTTAAAGTGTCGCTGAAATAAGTGCGCATCATTAAGGTTATGATAACGCATTGCACCATCTTGCGAACCGTCAACCACCATGCAATCATCGCCTGCTTCACTTATGATAGCTATATAATCTTCTACTTTACAATGGCGATCTTTAACGCCATCGCCCAATCGGAATAGCATTTTCACTTCACGCGGCAGCTTGTTCATTTGTTTTTTAAGCTTAGCAACATCTGCTTCATCAGCATCAAATAGTCGTGATATTGTACCACCAATAAGTGTCGTTATTTGTTTCTTTAGCTCGCGTAATGAGCCTTCATATTCTGTTAATGCTTTTAAGTGAGCCTGTTTATCTTGACTGTTAGAGAGTCTAAATACCTTTCGTATTGCAGCTTCAACATCACGATATTGTATTTCTTCATAGTGAGCTGCAGACAGCATCATGTTTGTATTGCGCAGCCGCTCGATATAATCTAGCTCGACAGTGCATGCAAAATGATCTTCAATAATGTCAGGCAGCTTATGCGCTTCATCGCATATTACAAGATCACGTGGATGAAATGGTGGATTAGCTCCAGATTCGCTCATCTTCTCGTAAACATAATTCATTTGCAGCAAGTAATAGCTGTAGTTAAAGATTGCGCGTGGACTCGCTTGTGCCGCAAGCCAACGCTGTAGGTATTCACAATTCTTTGCACACGGCATGCTTAGCGCCTCGCTGTTTGTCTTGCGCATAATCTTACACAATCCTAATGAGAACTTTTCGCCATTCACGTGGCACTTATATGTATCAACGCCACAAACACTGGCAGCATCTCCATGAACATCACTATACTTTATGGTGTCTTCTTCATATTGTGCTTGCAGTGATTTTTCACTTGTCAATAAGTATGACAGCATGTTATGTTCTTGTGCTGCTCTCTTTGCGGTTTCTAGTGCAAGCAATCCTTTGCCACTACCTGTAGGTGCGCAAATAAAAATGTCGGTCTTGCCTTTGGCTATTGCGTCAAAGATTGCCTCAACTGTTGCAAGCTGCAACGGGCGGTATTCGAGTTTATGCATAAAATTATTATAACATAAACTAGAAGAATGTAAATAAAAAAGTTACTTTTCGTGCAAGATATCAATAATACGCTTTTCTTCAGCCTTTAATGTTTCATATTCAACTCCTAGTTTTTTAGAGTCGGTATTAACTTTAAAAATACCATTGCTTGTCTCAAAGCCACCGCGATCTTCAATTTGAGATACGAGTTCTTTAAGACGTAGTTTAATCTTAACCAATCGTGAACCATATTCGCGCTTATCGGCGCTGTCTAGCGATTCGTTAATCATAGTGATTTCTTCAGGCGTAAAATAACTCCAAGATTTAGTAGATGACTCGCTCATACCATATTATTTATTTTATTTTCATGCCAACTCGCACTGCATCAAACAGCGCAGTTGTATCTTTAAAGCTGCTTGGCACACCTTTTTTAAATGTTGCCATATCATTTGCTTTTGCAGCATCTCGCAATTTTGTTGAACTCATACCTGTTGCATCATCAGAGTCAGGATCGCGTTCAGTGTTACTTACAACAGTAATACCGTCAACAAAATGATACTTATTGCTGCCGTTATAACGATTTAGGAGTTCTGTAAATCCTTCAACACGGTCACTGCCACATACAAGTGTTAATGCAGTATAACCTTTCTTATGTAGGTATACCACAGCATTAAGAACTGTTTTGATGTTAGGATCCTCTACAATATTCTTTGCATACTTTGGAAAAATCTTACGTAAAAAATCCATCTTAACTTCATAAGGCAACGGATTCTTTTTGGGATCTTGTGTTTGTGAAGAAAAGATTAGAAACTTTCGTCCAGCAGCAACCTGCTCTAGTTTCTTAAAGAGGCTTTCGTGTCCAGTATTTGGTGGCTGAAAACGTCCAAACACCATTACTATTTCTTTCTTTTGTGCTTCAGCCAAACGATCTTTAACCTTACTTGCTTTGAATGCTGGAGTAGTTACTTTAATATCTCTCCCGTTTATGGTAAGTACCAATCCTTCAATTTCAGGACCTAGCTTAAACTTATCAAGGATTGACTCGTGATCCAATATGTATTCTGCAACTTCATCTTTAACACTCTGTATAATTGCACGTAGGTTTGCCTTAGCTTCACGATCATCTCGCTTAAGCGATTTTAGAGTCTCTTTAGCTTCTTTGCCCAAGCTAAGAATAGGATCAATCATGCCAGAGATATCAATGTCGCCTTTCATTGAAAGCGAAGGACTCATGACGCGTATGCGTTCATTTGAAGTGGCTATAATATCAGAAAGTATTCTCTCTTCATCTGGATGCGGAGCACCGTTGGAAGAATATACAACAGCATGCGGAAATAGTGTTAGGTGCGAGCCCAACTTATTCTTATCATACTTTACAGTTACAAATGTAATACCATCATCATCCAATGCTGCCATCGGATTATAGAAAATTTCTGTAATAACTTTAACATCATTTGGTACAGCCTTCATTGCAGCCGAACTCATGATGTCATCAAACAAGTTATCATATTGCTGTGCTCTTAGGAGTGTCTCACCAGATGAGCCGCGTCCTTGTGCATATGTTGAGAATGCGCCACGATCAAAGACTGGTCCGCTGCGTGAACTCTCAAAAAACGGTTTGCCGTTTGCGTCGCGTCCAAAGCGTGCACCCAATCCATCAATCTTTAATGCAACCTTTAGGTTCTTTAGCTTGCCCCGCATTGCACCTGATATGCTGCGTACAAATTCAATAAATTCAAGGTCGTTCATCTTTTGCAGATGCAACATATTTTGACGCGTTGTAGCGACAACCTCTTCAGTTAAGTATCTTTTAAATGATAACATTTTATTTGTATCCTTTGTAATATTCTGCACGCATATCATCAATAGCAGCACGGTCATATTGTGCTCCAATGATTTCGGTAAGTTTTAAGAATGCTGCCATCTTTTCGGCATTATCTCGTTCAGCATCACCACGATATAATCCTTGTGCGCCTTTTTCAAATAATATATTTGCAAATGCATTGATTAATCGTGTTTGTTCTGCTGGTGCAATATATTTCTTAATGAGTTCCGCTGCGCCAATAAACGAATCCATCATCTTCATATCCGCATCTGATGGCGTACGCTCAAAGAGTACTTTAAAGATAACTTTAAGATCCGTAATATATGTTGATTCACTTGTTGGTATTTCACGATAGACATATAATCCATCCTGCATCATGTGTTTACCTACGCCATCTAGGACTGGTGCTATTTTGGTGCGCAATCCATGCTGTACACTAAATGCAAGATCAGATGCTTTAATTTTCGTAGGTGTTTCTTTCTTACCTTTAAGAATGATAATATCACGCAGTGTTTTTGCAGATGCTGCTCTCATAATGTATTTATGAAACACACCTTTAATACCTGCTGTAATATCATTCCATGCAGATGAATGCGAGAACATGCTCCATGCTGTTGGTTTGCCATAAGCAAAGTCAACAAGTTCCATATCTACTTGAATGTTAATGCCAAACTCTGGGAAAGCCCAAAGCGTAATATATTGCCCCGCGCTTTTCTTAAATCCAATGAGTGAAGCATCACCAAAAGTTTTACCAGTTATGGCTTTAAGAAACTCGCCAAGGTTTTCATCTTGTATCTTATCAACCTGAGTATCTACATCGCCTACTGTATTCTTATACTTAGTAAATTCGGCTGTAGGAATTGCGCGGTTAAAAAAGTGGAATGCGCTGCCGCTAAGAAACTCCTTGCTCTTAAAGAGTTCGCCACTCCATAATGGTAGTCCATACTTTTTCTTGTATGCTTTGTTAACTGCATCTAGTGTGCGGTCAATTTGCACCGTTACACTATCACGGTTAATCTTTGTTAGGTCAATGCGATCTGCACCTTGGTCGCCCAACATTAAATTTCCGCCTTCAAGAATATATTGTTTAAATGATTTCATGTGATTTTGTAGCCAATAACTTTACTCGTAATAATCTATTTATAATAGATGCAACTTAAATGGCGGAAGCAGAGGGACTCGAACCCCCGAGGGCTTTATAGGCCCCAGCTGTTTTCAAGACAGTGTCCTCGACCAGCCGGACTACTTCCATAAAATTTTGGTACACAGGGTGGGACTCGAACCCACAAAACCTTGCTTCTAAGGCAAGTACGTAAACCAATTCCGTCACCTGTGCATTGGTGGAGACGACGGGAGTTGAACCCGTGTCCATGACGTGTGCGATTATACAATCTACAACTTATTCTCATTTATTCAGACGAGACTCTTAGACACTTATCGTTGTGTCACGACAGCGTTATTCACAATGCTGTACAAATAGATACCGTTCGTGGTATCAACTATCCTATGCCGTGCGAATGACAATATAGGAGTCATGTCATTCGACTCACTTAAGCAGCGAGAGCAAGTGTATTTTTGCCGTTTAGTTTTTTGACGAAGGGAGTCACCCGTGTGTTGCAATATAATCTCTCATGTCATGTCGAAACCATGACATCCCCATTAAAATTAATTATTTCGATTTTTCCAAACTTTTGCCGCGCGGAAAAGATGTGCTCCAACTTCATCATGCAGACGATCATCAAATCCCATTCCACCAAACCCGCCATAAATCATATAGTTTGATAGTGTGAAAAACAATTCTTCCAATTCATCTTCATCTATATCTTCTGCAGCTGCCATTATTTTACGAACAAGTGGATATGTTGGAGTTTTAAGAGCTTCATCAATTGTTTCTTCAACAAGATCTACTTTCTGATTTTTTTCAAAAGGAACTACGGTTGTATAGTTTCCAGCTTTTACACGTATGTTTACCAGTTTCCCAGGATGAGTTTTTGAATCCATTGCGTCATCTGTCGCAATAACAGTATATGCTTTTGAGATGTCTACACCTTTTCCTGGGATTTTTAGATTTGCTTTAAAAGAGTCGCCCTTCTTAATGTCTTTTGCAATTTTAGTGTTGGACATTTCTTGGAGCTCAACTGTTTCATCTAATTGAGTGCATCCTGTTAAGATCTTTGTGGCCGCAGCTATAAGCGGATCGTTTTTAATGTTTGTGAAGTTTTCTTTCATATCTGTATTTATTTATTTGGTCTTTTAGAAAAACGTTCTGCTGCTTTTTTAAGAAATAGCGCAGTTTCAATATAATCATCATCTCCGTCGCGTTGGCCATTCCATTGAGTCATATATTCAAGACCATATAACAAATCTTCAAATTCCTTGGCGTCAAGCTTTGTAATTCCAGATAGTAATTTAACTGCAGCTGGTGTTTTTGCTATACGTGAATCAGCTTCATGCAATTGACTGCCTATGATTTTTGCGGCGGCGGCTACAAGCGGATCGTTTTTAATGTTTGTAAAGTTTTCAGTCATATTGTTATTTATCTATTTATAAAAATTGGTAGCCCATGCTGGTATCGAACCAACTTCTCACGGGTCAAAGCCGTGTGCATTACCTTTATGCTAATGGGCAATTGGAGTTGCGTGTGTGAATCGAACACACCAAGACGAGATTTGCAATCTCGCGCCTAACCATTTGGCTTACGCAACAAAAATGGCGGAGACAGCAGGATTTGAACCTGCGCAACCGATCAAGGTTGACTACTGTTTAGCAAACAGCTACATTACCACTCTGTCATATCTCCGTATGGTAAGGGATGAAGGTAACGCTCCCTCGTATATTGCGTGTAAAGCAATCGTTCTACTTTTGAACTAATCCCCCATTATAAAAATTTGAAGGCCCGTTAACATCAACACTTTGGAGATATTGACATGCGAGTTCAACCGACGGGCCAAGCGGTTTAGACACCCTCTCGCAAAAATGGTGCACTCTCAATTCATCAGTTTATTATATATTATGTACATTTATTTTAAATTATATAATACAAAATGGTGGCCTGTTGAGGAATCGAACCTCAATTTGGAGTTTCGTAAACTCTCGTCTTATCCATTGGACCAACAGGCCTTTTTTTATTTATGTCTTCCAAATTTCCATCCATCAGGAGGTAATTCATTTTTTTCAATACGTGCAGATTTTGTTCCATTGTTAATCCAAACAGTATCAACACTTGAAAATTTCATATTACCAGAATCAATTTGTTTACGCATTCGAATTTTAGCCGAATCAGAAAGTTTTTTTCTAGTTTTTTTATCTAGTGTTTTACCTTTTCTATTTTTTATTTTTAATAAATGAAGACATTCAGATGAGCACGTTTTATATGTCTTAGAACATTTAAGCTTTAAAAAAGTACAATTACATATAACACATGTAAAAATTATTTCTATATTTTTCCACTTATTTCTTCCTAAAATCCATCCTTCTGGTATTTTGTCTTCTTTTAATATTTTTTTATTTTCTTGTAATTCAATATTGCACATCCAACGAGTTCCATATTGTGAATTGCACTCACCACTTTGAGAAATTTTCATACGTTTTGATGCCAATTTAGAGTGATGTTTTCGAATTTCTTCATACAGACGAGAATTCTTAATATAGGATATACTGCGCTCTTCACATCGCATCGCCATCATATGGCATGCATGAATTGTTTGACTATTCTTATGAATCTTATAAAGAAGGATGTGGGCGATCCAATGTTCTCTTCCAGTTAAAACTACTAGATTAGAAGTATCATCAGATCCGCCCATTGATTTCATCAAGATATGGTGCTTTTCAGTATATCCAGTTGCCGGATTATTTTGTCGATATGAAATTAGATTATCGTAAATACGTTGGTAGTTCATAAATGTATTTATACAAATGTGAACTTTACGAACCCCGGACCTCACGGTTCGTAGCCGTGTGCTCTGATCCAGCTGAGCTAAGAGTGCATAAAAAAAAGACTGCAAGATGCAGCCTCTTTCCGTTAAAGTTATTCTTGTTAAGATTTAAAATTTTGCGGCAACTTGTACTGCTTTAGCAATATCTTTGAATTTATTGTTATCATCTGCTTTAATTAGCACACCTTCAGAACTAAATGAAGAATATTTTGACCAAGGCGTACTGCCATCACCTGTGTTTATGAGACCAGATGGTAACTTGACAAATCTCTTTGCACCATCTTTATAAACTACGCAACCAGAACCACAATAGATCATGTCATTAACTGGCTGACCGTTTACTGCTTCAGCATCTTTATTATTTGCTTTAAGACCGCCGTCAATCATTGGCTCGCCAATACGATCTTCATTTGCAGCTAAAAAGCTATCATAATTGTGTGGTCCCTTTTTAGTCCAAACTGTAATATTTGGATCAGATTGGCCACTTGCTTCGTGTAGCCCAGGCATTGCCAAAATAGCTTTCTTAAGATCACCAAGTTTAACCTTAGCACTAAAACCATCTTTATCAATTAATCCACCCTTTACAGTCTTGTCTTTATATACAAGTTCGGAACCGTCAAAGTAAAGATTTTTTGAACCGCCAGTAGCAGCTTTAATCTTTGGATCCTTCACAAGATGCGTAATGATTTCAGTTTCACTCTCAAAGTCAGAGAGTGTTGAAGCGTCATTGAGTGTATATTCTTTCACTGCTGCTTCAGATAGCAAGAAATTCTTTGCGATGTTAATTAGACCGTCTTTCATAATAGTTATATGTTTATTTATAATAATTGATTTTTGGCACGGAGAGTGAGAATCGAACTCACCCAACAAGATTTGGAGTCTCGTTCGCCAGCCTTGGGACATGCCTCCGCATAATCATATTTATAATAAAATGGTACGCCCACTCGGATTCTAACCGAGGATCTATCCATTATGAGTGGATTGCTTTGGAACGCTAAGCTATAGGCGTATTTGAAAATTGGTACTCCTGATGGGGGATTGAACCCATGACCTCCCACTTATAAGGCGGGTGCTCTGACCACGACTGAGCTACAGGAGCATTATGGTCCACACTGACCGTAACGATCGGTCCTCTCAAGATTTTCAGTCTTGTGCTAATCCATCTCAGCTAAGTGTGGAGAAAGTTGGTAGACGTTCTGGGTAATGCTCCCAGTTCTCATGGTTAAAAGCCATGTGCTTCACTATTAAAGCTTAACGTCCGTTATGGTACGACTAGAAGGATTTGAACCTTCGACCCCAGCTTTATCAAAGCTGTGCTCTGACCATCTGAGCTATAGTCGTATTAAAAAAGTGGAGATGACAGAACTCGAATCTGCAACATCCTGCGTGCAAGGCAAGCGCTCTACCAATTGAGCTACATCCCCTTTGAAGTTTGGTGGTTGTGATAGGATTTGAACCTATATACTTAGACTTATGAAATCTACTTCTTACCAAGTCGAAATTCACACAACCATTGAAAATGGTCAGAGAGGCAGGATTTGAACCTGCGTTGTTCCTAGTTCCAAACTAGGTGTGTTAGACCGCTCCACCACCCTCTGATAAAAATTAAGTTGAAACACTTCTGCAAGATATACATACTCTTCGTCCGAAGACTTCAGCCATCACGCTGGTGGAAGAGCCCGTCCCTATGTTTCATGAGCCCGTTTAGGTAAATTAGAACTAGACTGTAGATTGAAGCCTACACTTCTCACGTACTGTCGTGAGGTCCTTAACGCTTAGACGAAGTCTAGTAAATTGGATGACACACGCTGAAGTTTGAGAGGCAGAAATTTGTTCAAGTATCCGGTCTTGTCGAGATATTGTTTTGTTTCGGTCTAAAAGACTTACTCCGTAAATCCGCACTCGCAGTCACCCTCTCTTATGGTCTCGTAAATTACATCAGCTAGACCGTCTGTGTCAAAATTGGTACGCCATGTGGGAGTCGAACCCACGCCTCGAACTTGGAAGGATCACGTGCTACCGTAACACTTATAGCGCTTTTGAAAATGGCTCCCGAGGCACGACTCGAACGTGCAACATCTGAGTTAACAGCTCAGCGCATCTACCATTGAGCTACTCGGGAGTTGAAAATTGGTATGTCCATAGCATTGCGGCCTACGACTCACTTAGGACTGAAGCTAGCTACTGAAGATCGTAGCGATCTTTAATTATGATACACTGACATTATCTTCAGCACGGAATTTCAAGCCTGTATGCATACACATATGCACCTAACTCACCGAATAGTATCATAATTGAAATTGGAGCCTCCTATCCGACTTGAACGGATAACCTGCTCATTACAAATGAGCTGCTACTGCCAATTGAGCTAAGGAGGCATTAAAGAAAGTGGATTTGAGCAGTCAGGTTGTCATCCTGATAGTGACTAGCCAGAGAATGGAGGAGTTGAACCTCCTTTTACTTAGTCCGAGTTCTCGCTGCTCAAAAATGGTCCGCGGTCATGGACTTGCACCATATTCGCTGCCGTCACAAGGCAGGACATTACTACATATGCTAACCTCGGAATAAAATGGTGTACGCGGTTGGAATCGAACCAACGATGTTTCTGATGAGCAGGGTTACAGTCTGCCGCCACACAACCAACAGTAGCCTCACGTACTTTTGAAAATTGGTACTGCCACGGGGAGTTGAACCCCGCTCTAATGGTTGAAAACCATTTGTCCTAACCGATAGACGATGGCAGCGTTGGAAAATTAGATGAACATCAAGCGAAGCAAAATACGGAATCGAACCGTCCCTCCCGTTTTCACGACGGGCGCGCAAGCCATTACACAATAATTGCCATCTTTGACTCAAGGCCTGCAAGCCTCTCTTCTCAGAGTCTCGATGTTCACTTAACGAGAGTTGCAGCTCTCAAAATTGGTCTCCTAGGTGAGAGTCGAACTCACAATATCACCGCCCCTTGAAGGCAGTCGCTTTGCCAGTTTGCGTACACGGAGGATTGAAAAATTGTACGGTGTTTTCTTTGGATTCAGATCACCGAAATTCTGAATAATCATTGCATTCGTAATAGCTGCAGCGTTAACCACAGTTACAATAGTAACGAAATTAGTACTGCCACGGGGGAGTTGAAATGGGAGTGTACGCAGAACCTTCTACTGCAACATGGGTTTGTAAGCCACTATCAACGCACGATACACTGGCATGCTGTTGGTATTCTCTCAATATGAATATTGAGATTAAATTGGTTGCGGCGGGTGGGATTCGAACCCACGTGCACGGCTTATGAGACCGTTGAGTTACCTCTACTCTACCCCGCGATTGAAAATCTTAACTGTAACGGTATCACAGTCATGCTCCGATGGGACTACCCATACTGTTGAAAATGTTCGGTCTTTTCTTTTACATCAGGCGACCGACACCCTGATGGCGTGCATATTATACGATATATGCAAACGAGTAAAATTATTGACTACTCATAAAAACCTCGTTTATGATGACACCTATTTGTGCTCGCTTGGGCGTTTCAGGTACTCCCTCGTCATGAACCTTGAATTACTATTTATATATTGTTGAGATATTATATATACTTTTTTATGAAAGTAAATAACTTTTTTTCAACTTTTTTCTTGATCGGAACAGCTTCGATTTATTTACCGTTGCCGTTCGTTACGAGATTATTATACACTATTTTTTGCGCAATGTAAATAACTTTATGCAAAAAAATGCATATTCCTATATTGTATATGGTGTAAAAGACGCAAAAAACCGCATCTAAGCACGCGGCCAGATGCGGTTTTTATGAAATATGAGATGACCTTATGAGTCTTTCTTAGATTTTTTGGCAGTCTTAGGAGTAGGCTGTGGTGCCGCTGAGGCAGCTTCTGCAGCCTCACGTGCTGCAGTGCGTGCCTCAAGACGTGTCATTACTTCGGCTGCAGTCATCCAAATGTCACGGTCTTCAATCATATCTTTAATTTCAGCTTCACTCAAGAAGTCCGTATACATATCCTTAAAGAGACGTTCACTCCATCCACGCTCGTGAATTAAGCAGCTATACATCTCGCCACCTTTGCCCATTGTTTGTGAGCTATAGTTGTGAAACAAGAATACACTATGATCAGTAATCATATATTCATCTGCCATAAGGAAGATAAGAGTTGCTGCGCTCATGCATGCTCCTTCAACACTTGCAATGATATGCGCTTCCGTTTCAGATAGTGCTTGTAAGAATTGAATGGTTGTAAAGATGTTACCGCCTGGGCAATTAATGTGAAGTTTAATTACATCAGTTGGGCGGCTATTACGTATATCATGAAACCAATCAACATATTCTGATGGGTCACCAATAGTATCACTAAGGTAATATTCCTTTACTGCTCCATAGTCATTTGCATATGAATGCGTATTGTCAGGTTTGAATAGTTTGCCGAATAGTTCGGCGTTATTTTTATTTTTATTATTTTTATGCATGTCCGAATAGTTTACTTTTATTGTATTCATTTATTGTATCTATCAACCCAGGAACCCAGGTGTCTCTCTTCTCAACAAAAACGAGAGGCTCTGTTGAATTTTCAACGGCCATAAGTATTACTAGTTGTGGCACAGGTATACCAGTGCGTTCTTCAAACATGATTGCATATGCTGCAGCCTGCATGAAATAGCTCTGTATATGATCACGTGTCTTTACACGAGAGCTTGTCTTAAAGTCAACAATACTATGTTTACCATTAAATTTTGCAACAAGATCCACACGACCTGCAACGCCAAGATGATTGCTATAAAGAGGACATTCTTGTAGCACAACTTCATCAATGTTTGCGTCAATGATAGTTTGTATTGCGCCAAACATACCCTTCACGTGAGGCATTTCTTGAGGATCAAAATAGTGCTCTTCATTATTAAGATAACGCTCTGCAATGGTATGCATTGCAGTACCACGTGTTGCAGCATGCCGCATAACACGATTTGCTTCTTCTTCGCCTACACGTGCGCGCCATTCACGTATACCATCCTTGCTAAGTACACTTAATACTGTTGTAATGCTAGGATAACGACGTCCGTCTGGTGTAACATATTGGCGTCCAGTTTTTCCAGTGACTGCATCAAGATCGTCATAATCTAGCTTAACAGGAGTGTGCTTGAAACATTTGCGAGCTATCTTCATTTTAAATAGTCCCATTCAGTAAAGATATTACGGTGTGTTTCTTTGTTTTTGCGTGCATCTTCAAAGCGGCTATTCTTTTGCTTATATTTACGCGCACCTTCATCTACATTACGTTTATTACGATCTCGATTTTTTTTACCTTTTTTCATAAGTACTTTTATCGTGTTTCAATTTTACTTTGTCTTCCGCTACTCTTCTTAACCTTATTTAATACATCATTCCATCCGCTCCCTGCGCGTTGCAATACAGTCAACCCACCAGCATATGAAAGCGCCGGTGCGGCTATAGTTCGCATTACACAATCGACGCATTTGCAATGTGGACAAGAATCTGCGCACGGCGCGTCACGAGAATCCAAAGGTAGCCTTAGATCCCATACGGCGGCACAACTCTTGCAGTTATATGAATATGTCATATTTTAAATTCCTAGGTCCGTGAATGCCTTTTTAACCAATGAAGGCGTAAGCGTCGAATATTTTTTAGTCAACGCTTTATCTTTCATAGCAATAAAAATCTCAGCATCCTTTTCACATACCTCTTCAAGCAGACGAATAAAGGACATCTCCTTTTTCATTTTAGGCCAACGTGGATTTCCTACAAGTAGTAATGGCAGCATATTAACATGTTTTTTCATTGACATGTGCATCATACCAGCTGGCGATGGATTAACCGTATATGGAGGAGCGCCTGCCGGCAAGTCAAAAACAATATCAGCTCTAAAGGCTGCTTGTAAGATTGTTTTTAATTCATAACTCTCATTCTCTTGTAGCAGCGCAATTCTATCTGCCTGTTTATCAGCAGTCTGCACGGCTTCAAATACCTCAAACGGTAATTTATTTACATTATTTTTTGCTGTTTTCATAATCTACATTCTTATTTATATGTGAAAAATTCTTCGGCACAATCTACCAACATATTACATCTTTTGGAGATAAGATAATTTAATACCTTACTGTTGGATTTTGCTGGTGCCGCGGCATAAGCTTCATTGATTTTTTGTACCACTTCATCAGGTATACACGATAAGTCAATGACACGTGAATTGCGAGAATAGTTACGATAGACGTCATCTGGCATAACGTCCCTAAGGTTGCCTTTTTTCAGTGCAGCATACCATTCATCAATCTTCTTAGCGCTTAATGGTTTTTGACGTCCACCGTCAACAAACACGCGATCTTCAGAGAGTACATTTGGTACACCATCTCCGCTGTCCCCACGGAAGATATGTTCACATAGGTAACGATGTGGATTTGAGTCTGTAATTAGTTTTTTAGTCATTGGACTAAATTGAGTTACATTATCATACTTTTGCAGCTGGATAAAATCTTTATCAGCGCTAATGATCATGACTGGTTCATAAGAACCAAACTCTTGTGTATTTTCAACAAGTGTTGCAATAACATCATCGGCTTCTGCGTGTGGTGCACCAACAACACTATATGGCATATGCTCTATAATCTCATCACGTACTGTATTAATAATGCCAAAGATCATATCCCAATCTAATGGAGATGAGTCTCTATTCTTTTTGCGTGATGCCTTATATTCAGGATAATATTTTTTGCGCCAACTTCCACTGTCAACAGCGAGAATCATGCGTCCATACTTATCACGGTATTTGACATTATACATTCTCAAGCTATTGAGAATAATATGACGCATAAAATCTTCAGTAATATTTCCCCGCGCTGATTGAGAGAAGATTCCCGCAATAGCAATTCCGCTATAGTCTACAATTTGCATACGGTTTATTATATACTAATTTGCCTAGTTTGTAAATCATTTTTTCCATAAATTTTTCACATGAGCGCTGTGTATTTTCACACCGATAAACTCATTGTAATAATCATCTGTCAATAGCACTTCTTTAGTGAATTGCCACTTTGCTTCAATATAAGATAGTTCACCTTTTGCTTTACAAAACTCAAGTATTTCACGCCGAAAATCAGCTGGACGTTCATCAACCAAAAGCTTAACTTTTTCACTGCTGCCATAGTACTTTGCCCAATCACTTTGAATAATGTCAATACGCTTTCGTTTTTGGCCTTTCAGCGGTGGACGTTTTCTTTTTGTAATTAACAGCTTTTTGCCGATATACTTTTTGCCGTTTAATACATCTGTAATTTCATAGATGAATCCAATGCAGCCTTCTGCAATTTTTAGTTCGGCATCTTCTTTAGTAAAAGTGTTATTTTGATACGTCCATGGACTCATACGATTTATTTATTCATCGTCTTCTGAGTCGCCTTCGGTGCCATACAAATGGTGTGTACCACAAAACGGGCAAAACTCTGGATATAATTCATCGCGTTCTAGGTCGCCAAAATCGTCTTCATCGTCACAATAGTATTTGTCGTCATCATCGTCCCAAATAACTTCATATACATACTTGCATTTTGGGCATCTATTATTTTCGTTCATTGTCTTTATGCTTCACATGTAGTGCAGGTTGTAATTGAACGTGCAAGTTCTTGTGAAGGATTTGTACCACGTTGATAATACAAGCTCTTAATGCCGTTCTCCCAGGCAAAGATCATAAGTTCATTTACAAGCTTTGGCTTTGCATCAGATGAAATCATGATGTTTAAACTCTGCCCTTGGTCAATGTATGGTTGGCGTTGTGCAGCTTGAATAATAATATCCTTCTGAGAAATTTCGCCAAACGTTTTAAATACAGCGCGCTCTTCAGGAGTTAGTGTTGTTAAGTGTTGCACGCTGCCACCATGAACAAGTATATCTTTCCAAACATCAGATTTATCCAATCCTTTGCGCTGCAGCAATGTTTTAAGATAAGGATTCTTAAATGTGAATTTACCTTTGGCAAGATCCTTAACAAAGTAATTACTATTAAGCGGCTCAATACTTGGACTTACTTGTCCTAAGATAAAGCTGCTGCTTGTTGTAGGTGCAACCGCCAGTGTTGTTGTATTACGGCGCCCATAACCAACAAGCAACTCAGGCTCTCCATATAGTGTGGCAAGTTCCGTTGTTGCTGCATCGGCGTCTTCACGTATCTTACTCCAAATTTGAATGTTACGTGCTTGTGCTTCAATACTCTCAAATGCAACATCATTCTTTTGTAGGTAATTATGCCAACCTAGTACTCCTACGCCCAATGCACGTTGGCGTATTGCAAAATTACGTGGCGCGCTCATGTGAGCCATACCTTCGGTCTTGTCTATAAATTCCGTCATAACGGCATCCAAGAAATATACGAGTGTTTGTATGGCATCTGTCTGCGCAAGTTCGTCCCACAGCTCAAGGTTGAGGCTGCTAAGATTGCATACAAAACTTTCGTCGGCCGTTGTGCTTAGGAAAATTTCACTGCATAAGTTACTGGCATGAATAGTTTTACCTTTATCCTTATAAACCTGCGGTGCAGCATTGTTTGCGTTATCACTAAAGAAAATGTATGGATATCCACTCTCAAATCGTTTCTTGATAACCTTGCCCCATACCGAACGTTTTTCTTTATCGCCCGCCTTCATTAAATTCATCCATTCATCACTAACAGTAACGCCAATACTCATATTTTGTATCTTATGGCCTTCACCTCGAATTTTTAAAAATTCTTCAATATCTGGATGATCAATTGGTAGGTATGCCGCAAAGGAGCCACGTCGTACATTGCCTTGCGAGACAACATCCATAAGTCCTTCATACAGCTCCATAAAATGGACTGCACCAGTACTTGTTCCTCCGCTGTTAATAGGTGCGCCGCGTCCACGTACATCACCAAAGTATGCGCTTGTTCCTCCGCCATGCTTTGTCATCATTGCAATCTCAGCATATTTACTGCCAGCAATTTCTTCAAGCGAATCGCTAATATAACTGCCAAAGCAACTAATAGGTAACCCGCGCTTACGTCCAAAGTTGCTCCAGATTGGGCTGCTTAAAGAATAATAACCAGCATGTAAGTAACCTAAAAATTTTGAGCCAAAGCCTTTAAGATTTAATAATTTCTCTGCATGCGCCGCAATATCAGCCATGCGCGCCTCAGGCGTTTCGCCTTCTACCAAATAGCCACGTTCAAGGAATTTTCTTGAATCGGCATTCAACCAATGTATTTGTTCATTCATAATCTAAATTTATATATCGCTTAAAACAAATCAAACAAATCGTCTTCGCTAAAGCTTTGGCCTTTTTTGCTATATTCCGTTGGGCGGCTATGGAAAAAGTCGGTCATGTTATTACCATGCAACTGCTCGTCAAACCAAAGAGTATCTTTTAGCAGTGTCTCATCGCATGTGAAAGGTTGTGCAAATCCAATTGCAACCATGCTTTCATTTATACGACTCTTGATAAACTCTTTAAGAATTGGTGCACTTAGTCCGTGTTCGTTTACGCCGTTAACCATCCAATCAACAATCTTGCTCTCAGCTTTAAATGCCTCGATTGCTTCACTTGCAATGCGCTCTTCAAGTTCAGCGTCAAAGAGTTCAGGATGCTCTTCACGTATGGTATTAATAATCTTAATACCAACAAGTGCATGAATATTTTCTTCATTGCGAGTATACTTAACTTGTTGGTCAGTATCTTTAAGCACATTCTTAAATGTAGCAAACCAATTAATTACATAAAATTGGCTAAAGAGACTTACGTTTTCAACAAATAGAGTAAACAAGATAAGAGCATATAGGTATTGCTTTTTGCTATCCTTATAAAAACGGTGTGTATATTTCTTAAGATACTTAACTCGTCCTTGAATCCATTCCAGCTTGAGGTTCTCTTCAAAGATATCTTCAAGTTCAAGAACAGATAGCAACCGCTCATATGCGCTGTTATGAATAACTTCAATGTTGGCCATTACATAACCCAAGTCTTGTAGTGCAGGATGCGGCAAGTTTTCTCCAAGTTTTGCCCAGAATGTTTTTACCGCAACTTCAATTTGACCAACAGCACTCAATGTGCGTACAATAATCTCACGATATTGATCTGTTAATACGGTCTTGAATTGATGAACATCTGCACTAAAGTTAAATTCTTTATCTGTCCAAAAACCATTATGCATGGCCTCAATGAATTGTTCAGTCCATGGATAATGGTTTGGTTTTCGTGAAATTTGTTCTTCAAAAATGCTGTGTTGTTTTGTCTCGTTATTCATAAATCGTAAAGCGTGTATACTATTATTATATACTAATAAAGTAAAATGTAAACAAGATTATTTACGATTTTCATTCATAGCCCGACGGCGTATGCTACGCAATGCGCCATTATTTGAATCTCTCAAAATGACGGTATGTTTTGGATTTTTCTTTGCGTAATTATACAAGCTCTGTTGCTCGTCATCAGCCAAGTCTAGGTATTTACCCCAGCGCTCAAACTTATTACGACCTGTTTCGAAGCGTCGGAATATTTCAGATGGTACATTAAACAAGCGCCATGTAGCGCCTGTCTTTGGGTAATCTGATGGTGGCATCGCTACCGATGCGGTTGTCGTGTCTTCAGTTTTCATTGAACAATATCATGTTGAGTAATTAGGATCCGTTGATGTGTTTTATTGTGTGTTGCTGTATATACAGGTACGCCAAAAATAGTTCCGCATGGTGCAACATTTTCACTTATTGTTACCAGTGACTTTTTAAGAGCTAGGACTTCGCCTGTAAGTGGCAGCGCAACGTCATGACGTAATGTATAGCGCCCTGCACGTAAATGTTGATCTTCTGTCAGGTACCAACGTGATTCATTTAACGGCGCAGTATTGATATCAAATCCAGTAACTTCTAAAAGCGCCTTTGATAGCGCTTCATCCGATAATCCTGTCTTTTCTTTAATAAGATATAATGCAGCTAGGTATGATGCAATTGTTGTTTTGCCAAAAGGTAGCTTATTTAGTAAGCGCTTAACATTAAATACAAGCTTATGAAATACATTATATTTACTGCGCTCTTCACTCGTTTCAGCCTTGCGTAATATATTACCTTGTGCATCTATCAATCCCAACTTATATGCACCCATTTTTTGCCATGGTGTAGTAAGCAAACGAAGAAATCGAAATGCATAAAATGTATCGGCGGCGCGTGTGAATAGTCCCATAAGTTTAGAGTGTTTGTAATTTCTTTACGATCAATAGATCAATAGGTATATTTATATATTCTCCTTTTGGAATGTAATTTAGGTAGAGTAGGAATGTTTTTAGTGCAGGCCAACATTCTTCATCAATACGATAAAAGCACATGCGTGTTGCAGCTTCAGGATAAAACATATTATAAAATATGATAAGGTGATTAAGTATGAGCCGCTCTTGTAGTATGTCTTTTTCAGTATATCGCCTTAGTAACTTACGTGCATACTTTAAATGTGCGAGGTCAGCACTAAATTCGTCAAAGTCCAAACACTTTGGATTATTATAATGCTTAGCTGCATAAAGCATAAAGTTCTTATCATTCAAATCCGTCAATAGATTCATATTATAATTTATATGAATCTTATTGTGCCAGTAGGTCTGTCACCGATTTGCCTTTTTCCCAGAACTTGCAGCTCCAATAGCGTGCTTTCCATTTTGGTCCTGGGGCATCATCGCAGCTATGACGTGCGCGGAAGTTTTTAAGACGTGCAGGATCATCACGTTTAATTTCCATATTAGGATCACCAAATCCAAGCTTGATTACATTGCCTTTATCATTGCGAACATATACATAAAATTTATGCTTATTGTCGTCGCTACGAAACGGCGCATTAAGTGTTACCTTACGCCCATCGTATTCAGCCTCTTCGGAGATATATTCTTTAAAGCGCATCATATAATTTGATACCAGTTTAGCAGTGCATTAAATGTAGAATTGGTTGCATCCGCAGCTATTGCTAATGTGTATACATCAGAAACACCTGCTTGAGTTCGACCTAATTGTAAAAATAAACTTCCCAAATTATCCAATTCTACTGATTCGCTGGCATTTGTAAGGAATCCGGATTTTACTATGGTTCCACCAGTCATAATTGAATCACTTATTGCAAATTCGGTAGTGACGCAATCTGGGTGAACAGTCCATGTAGGAGATGTTGTAAAGGTTGCATTTTTTATTAGAGCCCATTGATATTTTTTATTTTGTTCAATAACAATAGAAACACCAGTAGGAATAATTATACCATCTAACTTAGACGATGATAAGCGAATTGATACAGCATTAAAGAATTTTCCTCGATCAGCAGTTGTCGCATTGGTTTGCCGTGTGACAAATACTGATGCCGACGATGCCTGACAATATGTAATTGATTCTGGGTTATAGCCACCCTCTGAAATAGCAGTGCTGCATATTTGTTTAAGTGTTCCACTAGCAGATCCTAAATTTTCAATTTCATATCGTATTGGCAGACATGCAGTTGTCATGTATGTCGTGGTGCGAACATTATCATTATGAAATACATGAGCGACAACAGGTTTACCGTGTACAATAAATCCACAACGAACGTCGCCTACACCAAGCCATTCAATGTCAATCCAAAAAATATTAGACTTTGTAACGTCGAGTGTCACGTCTGAATAACCAGATCCATTAAATTTATCGCCGATCCATTCGCTTTGAGGTACACGAATTGTTGTACCTAAGCTTTGACTGCGAAGCACAAGGAAGTTTCCAGTGCCATCATTTTCTAAATATATTCCATTGTCATTACCAAAATAACCAACTCTTTGGCGTAGCCCAGTGACTGGAGTTGCCATAACAAAGGTTGACATAATGAGCAAACTTTTCCCAGGTTGATATGGCATTACCCGCTTTGACTCGCGAATGACCTTGCTGCCAGTTGTTGTTGTAACTGACATATTGATTGCACTCTCCGCAGAGACATGAGTGGTGCTTCCGCCAGACGCAGTTACAGTACTCCATTTATCATTTTCGGTATAACGATGTTGGCTTTCAAATAGCGTGAATGGTTCAGACACACGTAAACGTCCAAATGCATCTACAAGAGCGCCACCTGGTGTAATTTGGTCTGATAGCATATTTACCTCGTAACGTGCACCTTGCCGCGTTAGAGTGTTAGTACTTGATATGTATTGTGTAGGCATTTTTTTATTTACATTTTAAAATTATGTGGTATAATAATATAGATTCAATATAATACAACAACGTAATTTAAATACGCCTTAAGATTTGATATTACGTTTTAAAGTATTAATCAATGATGAATCACCTGTAATTATTCCAACAAGTGACAGGAATGTATTCATGATTAGATCCTTTTGAGATGGTGTTAAAGTTTTGCCATCTTCAAGATTCTTAACAGCAAGAACCAAAGGTTGAATGTTTGTTTCATCTACCAGACCAACAGCTGCAAGCTGTTTAAACTTGGTATAGTCAACACTTTCATTGGTCATCTTGACATCGCCATATTCATATTCGCCATCATCAATATTAATATCGTATTTCTCGTCAACAGCAGTATATAATTCGTCAACCGTTGCATAGATGTTTGAGATAGCCTTTACAATATCGTCATCAATATTTTCTTGATCTGAAATGCAATCATAAATCTCTTCAGTCATTTCTGTAATTTCATCAAGTAAAGCCAATGCTTCACCTACAGGATCGGTTTCCTCTGCGCCCTCTTTAATGCTGTTGCTGCGCTTTTGTAACTCCTTTACAATATCGTTAACTTTTGCATATTTTAATGTACCTTCAATGTCAACCAATGAATATGGTTTGGACGCATTATCGGTAACTGCAACAAAGATGTCAGCATACTTGCCTGCTCTCATTGGAAGACCATACAATTCGATAATGTTATCGACATTTGTATAGTAGGTGTTATTCCCAGGTTTAGCTGCTTTAAATCCAAGAGTCTTTAATACGCTCTTAAGTAATTTAATTTCGACTTCAGATGCCGATTCGTTTAGGATATCATTTAGTTTCTTCATAGTGATTGAATATATTTATTATAAGTTTCTTTAAGTGTTACGATTGACTCCATGTTTGGATTGAGCGATACAAATTCATGAATATGTTCTAGGTCGCAAGAACCTGTTGCAAGTGCAACAATTTTAATCTTACGTGCAGTCTCTAAGTCAACGGCTTCATCTAACTTATATTCTCCTTTTTTGAGTGTAAGATTAATAACATCGCCTTTTTTGTCGCTCTTTCTATGCTGAACATTAATGCGCCCATCAGGAAACTTGTGAAAGATATTAGCTGTTTTTCCATGCAATATATTTCCCGGTGCTGTGATGGTTACAGTACCCATAGAATGAGTACCAGTAGCTTCATCGAGATTTGCGGATTCAGCATAATATTTTGGATCCAAGAAGTTGATCAAATCTGGGATTTTTGCGTCAACCGTAAATGCATCTGCTTTGTCCACTGCCATTGAATATAGTTTTGGATTCATATTATATAAGGTAATCATTATAGATTGTCCTTTACGCAATGCCGGCATTTCCTTTCGCATTTTAGCAGCTGCATCAAGCAGTTCTTCAACATCAATTTTTGGAACAGCTTCTTGTAAAGATTCTTCTTTTACAAGTTTACCGGAATTAATGTCATCTTGGTGATCATGGTAATATTCACCACTGTATACAACTCCTCCATTTTTTGCAGCATATTCATACGCACCTTTTCTTGTTTTGAAAGGTTTGATTTTTGCTTTGGCGTCCTTATTGTAAACAACCCATGATTCACCATAAGCTTCTTCCATTTCAAAATATTCGCTGTATTTTTTGTATGCAGCTTTTATTTGATCCGTCGTATGTGAAGGATACATCTTTTTGTGTTGAGCTTCAAACTCTTGATATGTTTTTTGTTTCATCTCGGTGTTAAATTGTTGTATGCGTTGCCCTGGGGTGTCCTTTATGTATTTATATAATAGGCTAGGTGTACCTTCAAAGCCTGCGCCATATTCTTCATCAAGCTCCAAATTCATGTCCTGCAACTCTTTTCATTTGACGAGTAAATTCATCAAAGTCTGGTTTCTTTTTATAATATTTAATTGTTCGTGCATCGTCATCTTTACCTTTGATGCGCCAATCATAACCTGCACTTAAACGCTCAGGATCGGTTGTGCGCACTACACGGCGCTCATAACCATCTTCCCAGCTTTCTTCATAAATAACATCCTGTATAAAAAATTTAGTATGACCTCCAGTTTCAGAAATGCATGTTATATAGTTAGGCCCACGCTCTTTAATTGTATACGATAGCCCATCTTTTTTAGAAATGATTCTTTCGCCAATATTGTATATCTCGCCAGAGATATAACGTTCACGTGTTTCACCTAAAGATTGGAATTGTATATGCTTGCGAAAACTATGGCTTTCCTTAAGGCCCATCCCAGTGCGCACTGCATTAAATAACTCTTTAACTTCCCCAAATGTTTTAGGGCATCCTTCAGCAAATGTCTTTAGGTCATTATTAGCAGCCGCATTACGTTGTACACTTTCATGTAGCGCTGATGGTGCTGGCACTATTCGTATACCATCAGAAAATTTATAATAACCATGCACACCGCGTATACCATTATATGCATGCAGCTGTTGTTTAAATTCAACTATATGTTCAGTCCGTACTAACATTGTTAGCTTTGTGTAACCCTCATTATAAGCTGATACCGCAACATCTACGGCATCTTTAATATTACAATCACGTATAATATTACGGCCATATTGTGGAAACATCTTGCGCATATACCGTATTTTATCATCATAGTTTAACGGGTGTTCTTCATACCCTTCAGTTTGAAATGAATATACACGAAGCGTTGCGCTCTTTTTAGAGTGTACACTTGCAGCATTAAGTAGTGCTTCATCGTGTATTGTTGGTGGATTAAACGAATCATATATCGCAACAAGTTCACGCGTCTTTTCAGTAATGTATCCTTTAAAGCTCTTCATTATAATTATTTTTTACGCTGAAAGCGAGCTGCATCTTTTGCGCGAACTTGCGGCAATAGGCGAGCTGCCAAACTCTTAATGATGGTCTTTTTACGTGCAAGTTGTTTTTCAACACCAGCACGTGCGCCAAAGGAAAGATCTCCTTTATTTTTTCCACCAGTTAGACGCTTTGTAATTTCGGCGCGAGCTGCACGCAATGCACGTGCTTTTAATACTACGTTACTTGCACGGCGACGCAACGAGCGCGCACGGCCAATCCTAAGTGCAGACTTGTTGCGACGAAACGATGCGCGTCTAGCCATACGCTGTGCAGCTGTAAGTACTTCTTTAAGTTCAGGTGTGCTTTCATCAGTTTCAGCACCTTCATCAGCCATGAACGGACCTTTCTTACGTTTGCGATATGCATTAATCATTAGGTCTAGCGGATCATAATCGTATGAACCGTCTGTTGGATCAACAGTCATTAGGTCTCGTAATCTTAGTGGTGTTTTCATCGTATAGTATATTTATATATACTTAACCTTTCTTATGGTTTGCCCATAAGTCAGCATCACCAGTTGTTCGTGTTTTACCACCAACTATAAAACTATTAACGCGTGCATACGCCCATTGAAATTGTCCTGCTCCCGGGCGATGCCCTGTTTTCCAAGCAGCCATTCCTCGATCAAATACTTGTTTAAGTATCCCATATGCAATTCCACTTTTTTCAGATTTAGTCTTTAGTCCAGCAAGTTGCGCTTCTTCATCGAGCGTTTGGTATTGATCAAAATCTACAGATTCTTTACCATATTTTGCAGCATACGCTTTGGTATATTTGGAAGGAACTGTTTCAGCTGAGGCGTCACCGGGTGCAGGCTTGTATGCCGAAGGATCGTCATCGTCCTTTGATGCTTGACGATTAAATTGTGCAGCCCGACGTGCGCGTGTGCTCTTTGCAAGACCAGTATAATAGTCTTCATCTAAATATCTTTTAAAGCTTTTCATATGTATTGTTTAAATCCTATCATATTTATTTTGCGTATATTCCAGAACCAACCTCTAGATAAAATTTAGCTTCATTTGCTTCTTCACGCAATTTTGTTCTTATTTGAAAAATTGCTGCTTTTGTGTTCTTGTCGAGAAAAATCAAATTTGATCCTTTTACTTGTGCTATTAGTTTAACCGATTTTTTGAGTTTGTTAAAATAGTCTTGCGTGATTTCTTTTACAGCACCGCGTTGTATATCAATTACATCTGCCAAATCATCACCAAATATATTTTTGCCTAAAAAGTTTAATGCATTGAGCGTAAAACTTGGGCTATTACTATTAAGAAGTATTTTGTCTTTCAAGTCTTCATACATACTTCTAATAAGTGCAAATTTAGCTTTTTGCTCAACAGGACCAACAAACGACTTTGCGAGTCTAACATATTTTTCTTTTGCATCCCATTTTATATTAAGAGCTTCGGCAATGCCCAACATACCAAAGTATGGTGAAAGACTTGATACGGTAACCGATTCTGACTTCAACGAAAACGGAATATCACCAGATGTTATCTTTTTATTTCCGTTACGTGTTTGTGCATATATTGTTAATGTGACATCTCCTTTGATTTTTCCGCCTGAGGATTCTCCAGCAATACCATCAGCAATAACAATAATGTTTATGATATCTGCAGTTTTATTTTTTAAGAATGTATTTATGGCAGCATCGGCACGACGGACAAATGCAGAATTTTGAACTGCCTTTATGAGCTGATCTATCTTCCTATCAATGTTTCCAATATCTTTTGATGACCTATACAAGACATCATAATCTTTACCAAAAGCACCTTGTATAGATTTTGGTTTTAGTCTCATTTCAAATGAAACGTTAATAAAGTCAGGCATATTTTTTCCAACCTGACGTTTATTATTGGTCACTACATCATACTTAAATCTTCCTTTTGCAAAAACAGAGGTATCAATCTTAGTGCGAATTTGATTGAGTTTTTGTTTATCGACTTTTCCATATGCCAAGTACAAACTTAGAGCAATTGTAAAAATGCCTTCAATAACATCGCCTTCATTCAATTTGCCCATTGTAATATATATTTATAATTTCATAAACATCTTATATAGCAAGGCTTCCATACGCCGCGCTTCTTTTTCCCACGGGCGTGAATATTCGCATTCTTTACTCTTATAACGTACGCCATGCCATAGTTCATAATCTCCATGATAGACGAGTTCTTTAAGAGTAAATTGTTTTACGTGTACCAACTCATGAAAGAGCGTAAGTAAGAACTCTTTTGCGCATTGCACAAGATGTAAGTCAATATAATATGTATGTATATCAGTAGTACTATAGCATAATCCATAAGCGCCTTCCTTCTCTAACAGGTTGTTTGCGCACTTAACGGTAAGGTATAGACATCTCTTGCGTGGTAACAATTCTTGTAGAGCAAATGTTATTGCTTTCTTTACTGTCGTTCGCAATTCAGGATCGTGTTTTAATCCATAGACACGTACTCTTATCATACAATATTAATTATAAACAATTTTGGCGCTACCATTTCTGATAGCGCCAAAATGAGTTGGGTTTTTAAAATCTCTTATGCGTAATCTTCAATCATACGCGCAAGTTCGCTATCTGGAATTTCAATACCAGCTGCAAGCGCGCCTGCTGACATATTCAATCCACGTGATAACTTACGAAGGTTTGCGCTTTGCTTGCTCTTACCTTTGCGAAGTAATTCAACAACATGTAATCTTGATTTTTGGTCCAGTTTCATGCCGTCAGCCAATTCAATGGTGCCAACAATCTTCTCCATGAAATCATAAATTTCCATTTCGGTTGGATCGATGTTAATAATAAGTGCGCGTGTACGCAGCGCACCATCTGGATCCAATTTATCCAAGCTCAAGTTGGAGATAAAGATAATCTTACCAGTAAATTCAAAGTAACGTGGGATTTGACCGTTATCGAGAATTTCTTCGTCTGTAAGATCTCCTTCAGGATCAACTACGTTTTTGCCCATCTTGTTCCATACGAGCTTACGTACCTTCTTAGTATCGGTTGCCGCTTTAAGAAGGTTACGTGCTTCTTGGTCGCCCAATGCATCGTCACTATCATCGAAGAATACAACTTCATTCTTATAACGGAACAACAAGCTATATAGTCCAGCAGCACTTGCGCTACCTGTATTCTTGAAGTAACCGTTACCATCTCTCAATCCAAGGTCGGCAAGAATCTTTTCTGTGGTGTGTGTTTTACCTACGCCGCCTTTACCAGATACAAACAGTGCATTGGATGCGCCGTTTACTGTAAATTTAACAAGGCGCTCAAGATCTTGCAATTGCGCTTCAAAGGATAGGCGTGTACGTTGATTTTCAAGCTCGTCAATTTGAGCATCTCCTTTATAGCGCTCTATTGAACTACCTTTGGTAATCTTACCTGTTACAATACCAACCTTTTGCAAGATTTCTTCTTTGCCGCTCTTAAGTGCTTTAAGATCTTTATTAGAGCCAGCCCAGACATACTTGGTGCCTTGCTTGGTAATAAGATCTGGGTATTTCATTTCAAGCGCATCAAAAATCTTTACGCCTGAACTTTTAAATGCATTCCAAACTTTACCTTTGCTAAAAGAAGGGTCAACAATCATATCGACAATTTCGTCAAAGATTGTATCAAAGTCGTATTCAGCTGCCTCATGCAATACGTTTTCATATAGCGGTACACCATCAGCAATAGTGCTAATAGATCCTAGTGATGGTGTGCCACTGCTAATAATGTCAGCAATCACTGGAAGTGTTTTTACAAGAGATACAGTTTGATCAAATTCAATGTGAAATGGCGCAGATGAGATACCATCCCAATAGTCAATACTCTCAAGGTTATTTAATCCTGCAGCTCCACTTTGTTTCCAGTTAAAACGTACGCTAAGTCCTTTACGCACTGCATAGAAACGTAATCCAAAACCAACACCGTTGGAATTTTGATATTGCTCTAGGCCTGGGTAGCGGAAGAAAACTTTACCAGTCTTCTTTTTAAGATAACGTGAAATAATGAATGCAGCTTTATTAACACCAGAGGTGGATAGCGCTTCGGATAGGTATTCTTTATAATGATTTAGGCTTGACATAAAACTATTTATATAGCATTATTTATAAAATTACACATTTAAGCCACTCACTGCACGAGACTTTCGTCCAGAACTAAACGGCGTATTGGCCACAGGCGTGTTATCAGGCTCTGTTGAGATGTTTGCCATAGGATCACTAATATCATACAGTCTCATCTTTGGTAAATCAATTCCAATAGTAAATCGCTTGTTGGTTGTTGGATCATTGTACCGATTCTTAAGTTGCTTAACCATAATTTGATTCATCTTGTCAAGTTGTTCGGTGCGAATAAATGCAAGCATCAAATCGGCTGTTGCAGGTAGTCCAAAACTGTTTTTTGTTAAAATGCCGTTGCAGTAAAATAGGTTATCGCCTGAGGTTGAAATGTCTGTAGTTTCAACCTCACCAACATCCTCAATAGAAACAATAGGATCATTATAATTTAGGTTAAGATCACTTTTTGTATTCTTATCAATTTTTTCAGTTTCAAGCGCAATTAACATATCAGTTAATTCAAAAACATCGGTATGTTCGGACACCATACCCTTTGTGATAAGCTCATTTGCTTTAATTAGACAATATTCTTCAAGCGGTTGCATAGTATTTTTCTTTAATATTTTGTGTTATAGTATTTCTTTTTAATTCAAGATCTTCGTCCGACCATACAATGTATAAATCATGGCCGTACTGTTTAATAGTATTTTCTTTAATATGGTTATAAGCAAGGTTTTCTTCTTTAGATCCAAAGCCTTTCCACTCAGTTTCAGGACGCGCGTGCCAAAATGCACCATTATATTCAATTGTTATTTTTAATGATTGAATCGTAAAATCATAAAAGAAGTTCATGCCATTATAATGATGCGCAAATTCTTTACTTCCGCGAATGCCCCAAAAGATATCATTTTTATTAACACCTAGTTTTCTAATACTTTTATAAAGCGGGATGAAAAATTTAAGTGATTCCTTTGAGCATTTGCCATTCACTGCAGTTGTGCCAAACCGTTCAATCAATGTAGCCTTTCGTTTTTCGTGCTGTGCTTTTAATTTAGTCGTACCTATATCAAACCCATATTTTTCAATATAATTTGCATATGATAACTCAGATTTTATAGAAATTTGTTTTCTGAGAATTTCCGACTCGTTTAAATCATAGCCTCTAGCAATCCAATATTCAATACAATTGGGTAAATATTCTTTATAACTTAAGCTGTTCAATTTAAATTTATGATGCTTCTTCTTTGAGTTTTTACTTTGCAATTCAGAAACCTGCTTTTTGGCTTCTTCGGCAGATAAGCCTTTAGCAATCCAATAAGTAATCGTAAAGCATGAATTAATATTTACCGCTTTGGGCCGCGCCGCGTATGTGGTTTTTAACTTTTTACCTGAGCCTAAGCCATGTCTAATATCCGCTTTACGATATTGATTATTAGATGAATTGTATTCTGTGAATAATGAAATATATGAATTTTCATTATTCATAAGTATGTCTTTAAACAATTCATATTTGCGCTTAAGGGACGATGATAGTTTTTTATGACCAATATATTCAGCTATAAATTGAATAAAATATTGTTTTTTATCATCAGGCAATTTATTAATTATGTCACGTATGGGTTTTCTCTCTAATGGATCAGTAATAGCTATCATAAAATCTGTAGTATGATATTATTTATAATAATTACATTTTGCCGAGTACAACAGATAGAATGTCTGAAACATTTAATCCGGTATTAACACTAATACGTTTAACATTCCCATTGTTTTTACATGGAAATACATGATCCTTCGAAACAATTATTGATTTACCGCTTTCGGTTGTAATCTTTACACAATCTTTCATCTTATTATGATGCTTAAACATTACTGTTTTATATTCATCATTTGCAGTAATTTGGTCACCTAGTTTAACTTCATCGAGTGTTTTAACTTGTCCATCACGCATAGTAACGGATTCAGTAATAGCAATACATTCACTTGTATCCGTAATTTCGATATCACTGCTGGAATATCCCGCTCTTGTAACTTGAGTTGCGCTCCAGATAGGAACATTAAATTCAACAGCCAATCCACGAATTTCTTCAGCAATACTTTTGATAAGACTATAAGTATTGACACTACCGCTCAATCCTTTCATGCGACTACTCGCGCAAATGTTTAGATAATCAATATAAATGATGTCTGGCTCAAACTTCTTTTTCAATTTGAGTTCAAGTAACAATGCGCGAAAGTGACCAACGTGTGCGCTCGCGGTTGGATATTCTTTGACAACAAGTTTACCTTTGGTTTTATCGCTAATACCTTTAACCTTTGTGTTGAATGATGCTTTAGTCAAGTCTTTTAATTGGTCAATACGAACATCAAAAAGATTGGCATCAATACGTTCTGCAATCTTTTCTTCAGCCATTTCCATTGTAATGTATAGTACATTACGACCTTGTGCCAATGCAGCGCTTGCCATGTGACACATACCTAAGCTCTTTCCGCAACCCGTATTATGTGAAGAAACACCATCAGTATAGTATCGGTGATTTTCATGCTCAACTTGAATATCAACGATTGGAATTTGCTTTCCTGTTTTTGTAACAATACCAATTTGGTATCCGTCTTCAGTCAGATATTGCTGTTTTTTAAGAACTAGATCTTTTGCATATTGCCAACCATCAATAGTTTCAAACAAGTGATTTTCATTGACTCGAATAACTTTTCCGCTATTAAGCAATAAAACGTATTCTTCCCACATTCCTTTATCAACAAATGCTGATACGGGAACAAAACCATCGGGTGAATCTACTTCTATTGTGTATCCTGCATTCAGGAGCTCTTCAATTTCTTTAATTTTAATAATTTTTTCGGTCATATAAAGGTGTGATTTGTATAAATATAATGTTAGCTGGAACAGGAATCAATCTTATGAAATTTTACGCTCGAATCTATTATAACATATGTAATGAAAATGTAAATAACAAAATTCATTATTGTAAAGGATCAAACATACATAAACATCATATCATTCCACGACATGCGGGCGGCGGAGAAGATGAAAGTAATTTTACTTACCTTAGTATTAGACAGCATATAGCAGCACATTTCTTATTGTGGAAAATTCATGGTATGGTTAATGACCTACGATCAATGCATATGCTAGGAGCAAATTTAACATATGAACAAAGACGTATTGTTGGCAAATGGTGTTATGAGAATAAGATAGGAATGTTTTCAATTGGTAAGGAAGATCGAGCTGAAATTTCACGTAAAGGAATTAAGACACAAATTAAAAATAAATTAGGCATTCACAATCCAGAAAACTTTTCAAAATTTGCATCACTTGGTGGAAAAGCTTCAATAATTTCGCCCAATAACCCATGGGCGTATTGGGCCTCAAAGGAAGGCCGCTCGAAGCGTGGACATATGGGAGGAAAATCACATATTGGTAAATTATGGATTCATAAAAACGATGTTATAACACGATGTCTTTATAATGAAATTCAACAAAAAATTGATGAAGGATGGCAATACGGTATGAAAGATGGTGGAAAAGAATATGTGAATAACGGAGAAAAAACATTTCGTATTGAAACCAATAAGATATTTGAATTGCTTTTGCGTGGTTGGCAATTAGGAAAAGCACGCAATTACCAACCAGATCGCAAGCGGTCTAAGAAAGAATTTTCTTATGAATCCTTACTCGAATTGGAGTCTCAGGGTGAACACAGCCGGCAAGAATAATATTAAGCGTCTTGCGTGGTATACCTCCGCCTGTAATAACATTAAACATATCAAGATCAAATGGTATCTTATCTTCGGTCTTATGATAAAATTCATAACGGCTTTCAGCATTCTCAAGGTAATCGTGTCCTACATTTGTATCAAAAGTGACGCTTAATGCTTTACTTAATATAGTAGGAATTGAGCCTTCACTCTTTTCAAGATCTTTACCATCAATGATAGAGATTGACTCCATGATGGCAAGATATACTGCACGGTCCTTACACCATTTTTCGGTACTATCAATAATCCATTGCTCGTCAACCGTTAGGTGTTCTGATAATGCATTGATGTAATAGTTAACCTCGGCTGCATTGGCATTACGACTAGCGTCAGACGCCTTATATTCAATACTTAATGCTGTACTGTTTGGCAGCTTATTATACTTGGTAATAAACTTTAAGATAGCCTCATATATAGTGCGATGAATACCATCAAAATATTCAGGCTTTATGTGTGGCAGCGCTTTGCGACAAAATACTTCATTGTGTATAAGATTGTTAATGATTGTTGTTTCAAGATTTGTCTCCATGTTTTCCAATTTTGTATTCCTGATTTGTTAAGATATCGCACAAGACATCACCAGCAAAGTTTTTAAAGTCGGTGTCTGCGTTTAAGTCAATTATATCAAAACACGCTGGTTTGTAAATAATTTTATAGTCAAAATTTAATTGACACTTATCATGTTTCACATCTTCATCTACGCTTATGGTACCATACTTATATCGTATTCCATAGTACTTTGCGTTTGTGCATTGGATCCCACAAACATTTTGGTTTGCGGGATCGTCAATGAAAATATAGTCGCTTATTTCACTGGGCATATCCTTTATGCTTCGTCTTCGTGTAAGTCAACCATCGCGTCTTCGCTATCCGTAATCATGTCGCGTAAGCCAATGGTATACTTGTTCTTAATGTAATCTGCAAAATCAGTATTCTTAAATACGTTTTCCCAGAACTCTTTGGTCATGGTTGCAGCTTCACGCAATGAACCGCTAAGATCGGTTTTGGTTGCAGGGTTATGCGCAACATACCATCCGTTCTTTGGCTTCACTACATATCCAGCATCAACCGCAACAGCAAGTAATCCACTCCATTTTTCAATACCGCCTTTCCAACTTACACTAATTGGAATCTTGCTCTTTTCTTTAACAAAGCGGCTCTTCTCTACATTGATTACAAAGTGATAGCCTTGAATTTCGGTACCATCTTTATCTTGTTGGCGACCAATAATCCAAACATTGTCCGCACTATACATGATGCCAGTTCCACCGCTAACAATAGCTTTTGGGAACAAGCCAATTTCTTGATAGGTATGGTTGATTGCAAGCAAGCAAATGTTTTTCATTGTAAGGTATGGCGTAACCATACGGAACAATCCTTTAAGCGCTTTAGCACGTGTCATATCGGCCACGCTCTTTTCATTCATTGCATCTTCAAGTTCTTTCTTACTTGCAAGGTTACCAACACTATCAATAACAATAATTACCTTATCTTTGCGCTCCATCTGCTCAAGCTGATTCACAATATCAAACTTAAGTTCTTCAATGTTTTTAATAGGAATATGCAAGACACGCTTTGTGTCAATACCAAAGCTCTCAAAGTAACTCTGAGGACTGCCAAATTCACTATCATAAAACATAAGACATGCATCGCTATGTTTCTTAAGATATGCACTTGCCATAAGTAGTGCAAAGCTGGTCTTAAAGTGTTTACTTGGACCTGCAAGTACTGTTAGTCCACTTGTTAATCCAGCATCAATGCTACCTCCAAGTGCAACATTAATCATTGGTACGCTTGTTGTAGTAATATCTTTCTCAGCATAAAATTCACTATCTGATAGGACATCCGCTTCTTTAATGCGGCAATTCTTTTTTAGTTTCTCTAGTATATTTGACATAATTTAATTTATTTTGTATAGTTATTATATACGGTTTTTTCTTCAATGTAAATGGAAAAATGCATCGAGTGGCTCAGTATTTGACTCTTCTTTAACGGTTAGAGCGCTGCTGTATACCTGTGACTTGTTATTTTGTTTGACATATGAACTTGGTCCAAAGTCAGTTTGACCAGCTAGGTAAGCCATGATCCCACGCATCATATCCGCAGCGGTACTCACAGGTACGTTTTGACATATATGATTAATCTTAGAGCGTGGATTATCACCAGCTAGGTTAAAGTCATCAGGCATTTTCATAATGCGCATACATTCACGAACGGTAACAAATCGTCCAGTATATGCATTAATCAAATAGTGTGGCTGCGCGCCAATGAGTGAAGGAATTTCACCTTTGCCCATTGTAATACCATGCGCCCAGTAACCTTTCCCATCTTCAAGTTTCTTTTGCATTGCAACTGCACGGTCAGCAAAACGATCATATCCTTTATTACGCATCCAATCAGCAACATCATATAGTGTGCCATCAAATCCACGATCAGATTCTACAATACAATTTGTTGACTTATTGATTTTGTTAAAGTAGTCCATGATTGTTTCCGATCCTGTCTTGTGCATGCAATAGCGGAGCCATGGGTTATCCATCGGATCATCGTTATTTCCGCGTATATTCATTGGATCATTTGGATCAATGGCACGTTCAAAGATACGTTCAACCGGCTCAAATTCACGACGGTGCCATGGGAATATTGGAGCGCGCTCACTGCGCGTAAAGAAGTAGAATGTACGCGGACGCTTTTGTGCAAGACCATGCAAGCGGCTTTCTGTATAATACAAGTTAAGACTATAACCATAACGCTGCCCAATTTCATATAGGCGATCCGCTACAGGTGCGCCTGCACTCGTATATAGACGCGGCGCATTCTCTCCCCAAAATACTTTAGGTCCAATCTCACTCAATACATATTCTGCTGTGGTATATAACCAATCATTCACTGCACTATTTGCGCTGCTGCTTACGCTCAAGCTGCTAAGACCTGCGCATGGGCACACACTATTTACAACATCAACAGTTGATGGCTTATATGTTTTATCTTCATCGAGAAATACATAGTCACCAGTCCATCCACGCTTTTCGCGAATGTATTGTATATAATGACTATCATTATTTTTAAACGGACTATAACTCAAGACATATTCTGGGAGCTGTCCATTTGTCGCTTCCATGATTCCTAAACTCTCTCCGCCAATAAGCGGGATTATTGATGCATACTTCATATATTAATTTATAATTGCTTTAAGGCTATTCATTGTAGTGCGATTTAGTAATGTGCCATCGCGATGTTCTGTTGTGATCATATTCTTTAGGTTGGTTAAGAGTGTTTGATATGCGTCAGGGTTTTCTTCAAGAAAACTAATGCGCTTAAACAACTCCTTACTATCTGGCACTCTCAAAAACTCAGGAGCCTTCAAGTTATTTTGTTCATCATATGTTGGATGTAAGAATGGTATGACGCCATGATTTATCAGTTCCCAAAACTTCATTGTAGTCCATCCCTTCTTAATGGGAATACAATATGAATATTTAACACGTGGTAATAGACGTTGTAACTCCTCATAGGGTAAACTACCTTTAAAGCGAGAGTCATCCCCAATTGTTTCAGGATCCCACTTTCCATAAATCTCAACATCTTGTACACCATCAAGAATACTATTCTTTAGCATATCATAGCGTGAAGGACGTCCTTCGTTTAATACTACAAGAAATGATACATCCTTTTCAACTGGCGGGGACTCAACTGTAGGCTCGTCATTAAAGAAACTATCAAGTGTGCACTCATCTGGCGCTGCCGGCGGTGGATCAATCAAATAGATTGTTTCCATTGATGCATACAAACATTCAAGTGGAAAACTATTTACCGTGTTATCTTTATATGCAATACGATGCTTGTATTGTATGGTCTCGTTATATTGTGATAGGACTGCACCAGGCGCATGCATAATATCTTTAGCCATAAATGGAAAATACCGCGGATCATTTACAATTAAAATGTATGGCACACGATATTCATTTAGGTATGATGCTAGCGGACCAGTGTAACATCCAATCATTTCAATAGGGGTTGACTCCTGTGTTGGATTTTTCATTTGAGTGCAACGGTATGGAATATTCGTTGTTGCATTTGGTCCTGCAATAATGATTCCACCATCCATCTCTAATCCCGCACGTTTTGATTCTGCAGCCCAGTGATCTACGTATGCAACACGACCACCTAGTTTTGTAACAGTGTGGTTCTTCTTAAAGTTTTTCCAACCTTCGCCCCAGATATCGTGTACATTACCGTGACGATTAATACGATTGCGCTCACGCTCATCCAAACGGCTATAGTCATTACTGCCTAGCAGGTAAAAGTTTACCTCAGGATTATGATAAAAAAGGTTTTCGTAATATGTAGGAGCTTCATTATCTCCGCCAATAGAGCCCCATGACTTGCGATTAAACAAGATGCTCTTTCCTAACTTTCCAACAAATATATTCATATTATCCAATCTTTACGTTTTCAATGTTTATGTTGCTCATATATGTAGACGGCACAATTGCGCCGCGCGCTATTTCAGCTTCAAGGTAACATACGGTATCATCCAGTGCAACAGCAATGCTGTGTGTTGGCTCCCAGCCCAACCCCTTCGCTTTAGTGATATCAGCATAAATATCAAATGCTTCTCCGTTAATCTCTGGCATATATGTATAGGTGATTTCTTGTGGTATATCATAACCACGCTTGCGCAATACATCGCCTACAATAGAACCAATTTCAAGTAGGCTATAACTTTCGCCACGCCCAAGATTATATGTTTCTCCAATGGTACGAGAGTCTTTCATTGCAAGTAAATGGAAACTATTAATATCATTCACGTGAATAAAGTCACGACGACGTGCGCCATCTCCAAATATGATTGGGTGATTGCCTGCCATAAGTCGTATTGCAAATCCTGCAAAGAGTGGCGGCACTGTGCGACGATAGTCTTGAATAGGACCTGCTACATTAAAGTAACGCAATGCTGTATATTCTAATCCTTTGGTGCGCGCATAACTCTCTGCCATAAGAGCAACACATGATTTGGATGTACTATAGAATGTTGTGGGATCGCTTTGATCTTCACAAAATCCGTGCTGTGGTAATGCACAATTTTCATATACTGCACTTGTTTCTGAAAAGATAATTCTTGGGCAGCCATGCTCTAGGAGTGCATCAAATACATTCAATGAACCATAGACATTATTTAACAGCGCGCTTGCGGAGTCACGATGACAGTCATAAATGCTAACAAGTCCTGCAAAGTGGAATGTAACAGCTGGCTTGACGCGGCCCACATAGTCAAAAAGTGTTTCACGTGATGTGATATCTCCTTTGCAAAAATTCACACGATCATGAACGGCTGGAATGTATGATCCTTGTGCAAGGTTATCATAAACATATACATCATGCCCTTCATCCAATAAGCTTGGGATTAAATTTGTACCGACAAAACCGGCACCTCCTGTAATTAGTACTTTCATATTGAGTTATATATTGCTTGTGTTGCTTACACGTGTTCTTAGTTCTGTTGTGCTAAATGAATGGCGTCGTTTGTTATAATGTATTGGACACAGCCCAACGCCAGTATGATCCGTGCCTTTATATTCTTCACCAACAATACGTATGTCAGGATTGATTGTCATAATCATATCCACAAGATCTTTTTCAGTTTCAAATGGAATGATTTCGTCAACATACTTACAGCTAGCAAGCTGTGTGTATCGCTCAAAGGCGCTTTGTATTGGTTTATTTTTTGTATCTGGACGATCACTCGTTGGATCAACTAGTAATCCAACAATAAGATAGTCGCATAACTGTTTTGACTCCATAAGCATAACATTATGACCTGCATGAAACAAGTCAAATGTTGAGCAAGTGAATCCAATCTTTACTTCATGTGGCTCCTTGCCAATACGTTCGGCAACTGATTTTCTATCAAAGAACATTTAATTCTGCTGTTATAAGGTTAAGTATATTTGTACGAGAAGATTCAGGCGCATATGGTAATGCACGACAATATTGACCAAGAGCGTGTGCGCGTATTAGAGCAGCGTCCAATCCCGAATGAGCTACAACTTCAGATGTTGAGACACGCTCATATCCAAACATACCTATGCTTGCATAATATTTAGATATGTCGAGTACCCAACTGCTGTATAGCGTTGAGTCATTAATAGGATCAATAAATGCAGGAACATCGCTCTCACACGAATTTTTGCCCATGATATTACTGACAGAGCAATCTCCATGGCCAAATGTGTATGGCGTGCTTTTCATTGCATGCTGCAATATGTTCTTAATCTTTTCAACTTGTAGCGGTTGCAAATATTTCATAGCACGTGCAGTGCAACGCTCTACATAACGTGCAGGATCAGAGTCTCCTTGTAGTGCAGGATGGTTAGAAAATGAGCGTATAACATTTACAACACTATAGACACTTCCATTATATTCTGGCAACATATCCATGCGAATAGTATCACCAATAATGTTGTGAATGTATGGCGTATTATATCCTAAGTCTTTTGCATGTTCATACCATCCTATTGCACTATGACTGTTGCCTGCAGTCTTATAGACGCAATCTGTTACACGATCATAATAGACGCTTGCTCCGCTCCAGCCTGCATTCAAGTCAATACGATCAAACTTTTCTACAAATTGTTCTGGTGTAATACCCTTATCATCAATGTAATATGCCGCAAGTTTCTTTTGAAACGAAAGCGTATGATAACAAACATCGTGCGCAACCAACCAACTCTCAATTTGATTCCGATACTTAAGATCGGCTGCATCGCAATCTCCATTGCAAGATAGCTGCCCACGTGCAGTGACAATATGAATTGTCCAACCGCAATGATATAATTCATTTAGTTTAGAGATTAATGATGTGTTGGGTTTAGCATGCTCCCAGTCACGATTGAATGTTATTGCAATCGTATCATCATAATCCACAACAAGTGTAGTAGTATGCGAACTCATATGAGTGTATCTATAGCATTATTATTTGCTTCTGTTTAAGAAGTCACGATTAGTGTCTTGTCCATCAATACCGCCACGGCACCATGCTACGAGAAAGCTTGAATAATTAATCAAGTCTTTACCGCTATCTTCAATGCTCTCAAAGTTGGGTACATAATCAGGATCGCTTTCCATTGCTTCAATTACGCTATACATACGCAAGACTTTCGCTTGAATAATATCAAGGATACTTGCGGCACCGCGAGGATAATAGTCAGCCTGACGAATGCGGCTATGTGGGTTTTGATAGTCATTACTTTTCTTAAGCTGCAATTCAGCGCACTCTTCAAGAACTATAATTGATTGTTTCTTCATGTTGTTATATTATACGGTTTGTGATGAATTGTAAATGGAAAAGTTATGCATGTGCGATATATTTTTCAATCATGCTGTAATGCCGCTCATATACGTGCAAGCTGCCCACTTGCCATGTGATATTCCCAGCTGGGACACCTAGGTCAGCTGCCAGTTGCTGCAAGACATACAGCTGCCATGCATAGTCATTGCGATATCCGAAGACCACATCATTGCTCCGCATCTGCACAACAGCATGGAGCGCGCCATTACGCTGCAAGTATTGTACTGCATTAGTACAAATAAAGTCACTCATGCCGTCGGCGCAATATTCTGTTTGTATACTAGGGCGTGTGTAAATCATAATTGCACGACGTGAAAACGGATTATTTCTTAGCTCTGCAAGTGCTGAATCATATTGACTTTTGTTTTCTGCACTATAGACAAGGTAACCATAGTTACTATTAATAAGTCCTTCACGCGATGCTACGCTTTCCCAAATCTTTGGAGTGACACCTGGGATGTCTGCTACTCTCAAGCTTTGTGATAGGTACCATTCCAATTCACGTTGGATATAGTCATCATTAGGTTCGCCAAAGATTGCGGGTTCATCAGCCATAAAGCTAGCACCAACAAGTTCAATTGTGCTACCGCCATTCTTATCAAGCACAAAGTCACGGTCTTTATATGCTTGTATAAAATAATCTCTAAGGTTTGCTACATTCATGCGAAAATAATGTTACGAATATCAATTAGTTGTTTAAGGTGAAAACCGTCTTGTTCATGTAATTCAACTGAATACGATGTGTATTCATCAAGGCTATCTTCAAGATCGGATATGATAATCTTGTCAAGCAACTTTGGACGGTCAAATTTAATATATGTATAGACATCAGATACTGCATCATGTACATTGTGACCACCTTCGGTGGAATCGCAAACGGTTTCTTCAAGGAAACTTTTATCTTCAACCAATGAAACAACTCTAGAAAACATCTGTTCCTGTAACAGATTTTCGCCATATTCTTTTTTCTTTTTTGCAGATACCATTGCTGATAGTCTACCCATTAATGTATCGGTTTGTATTGTACTTTCCATATAGATTATTATATCAAAAAAATCGAAAATGTAAATAACTTTTTTAGAAAAAAAGAGAGCAAAGATGACTCCCTGCTCTCTTAAAAGTGGTGCTATAGTTAGCGCTTATGCCTCGAGAATATTCACAATGAATTTAAGTATTTTCGAACGTACAATTTCGGAATAGCTAAACTTAAACGTGTGTATACCATTTTCACGGCACTCAGCGGTATCAAATTTGTTATATACTTCAGCATAACCTGATAGTTTACCAATGTCAGTTTGCTTTAGGTCACCGCATATAACATAACGAGTATTCTTACCAAATCGTGTTAGGATTGTAACAATTTCAGATTTGGTCATGTTTTGAATTTCATCAATAATTACAAAGGAATCGTTGAATGTTAAGCCGCGTGCAAAGTTTACTGGTATAGCTTGCAGCACACCATTTGCTTTGAGGTATTGCGCAGTAGATTCATCTGTTATCTCTCGAACCTTTTCAATGAGTGGCATTGCATAAGGCCCAAACTTGTCATCAATTTCACCTGGGAGTAACCCAATACTGCGGCTGGCGCTTTCCACCACACTGCGTATATAAATGATTTGTTTTGTGCGCTTTTCTTTAAATGTTTCGAGCGCTGCTAATACTGCAATGTAACTCTTTGCTGTGCCGGCGCTGCCGTCAACAAATACGATATTTGAGCTCTCATCTTTACAACATTCATAAAATGCGCGATGCTTTTCATTAAAATGAAATGGCTTTTTAATGCGTATGTTATAATTAAAGTTTTCAGCCAATGATTTTTCAATGCTTTCATCGTGTTGATTGACTGCTGGCTTCCTTGGTTTGCGTGTGGTTGTAGTTTTTGCTTTCATATACATAAAGAAAAAAGCCAAGGTATGTAATATACCTTGGCTCTCGTTAAATTTGTTGTTTTCCAGTGCACTATTGTTAATTGCCGTTTCCAATAATGATTGCTCTCCGATAGCTATAGTCGCTGTGATACTTTTCACCACGACCAGTGAGTATTCCCTCTTTAAACTGATATGTTACACCGTCACTTAGTGTTATCGTCTCGGGTGTATATAGCTGTGAGGAGTTGAGTCTTTCGTTTGATTCTTTTTGATAATCTCTCCAAGCGCAACTTACTGGCAGGAGAACCATCAGCGGCCAAACGATCAATTTCATCTTCAAGTTCATCAATTTCGTTTTCACGTTTATTTTTAAGGTATTCAGCATATTGATTTGCAAGCGCTGTTATGGCAAGCAATAGTGCAGTAAAGACGTTCATCTTACTTTTTTACACCTGTATCTTTTGCCTTGCCGATATTAAGAGCAATAAAATCAATTACAGCATAAACCTTTGCAAGTTTAGTCCCAGGGGCTGGTGTTGGTGTAATGCTTGCAATTGCACTAGCTAATGATACCGCAGCAGTCACTACAGCAAACCATGGGTAATTTTGGATTAGAGTTACGAGTTGTTCAATCATATGTTTTTGTGGTTATTTGAGAATGATTTCTCAAACATATTTATACAAAAGCACAGCTTAATAGTCACCATTTATTGATCGCCAAATTACGTCAACCAGCTTGATTAGCAGAATGGCGCACATGACCCACATCCAACCTTCAGAGACTGTAAAATCAAATTTCATAGTTTATATATTGGTGCTCTAAGAGCGTATTGTTGAGAATTGACTTTAATTCAAAACCGCCGACGAATGGAACATTACCACCAATTGTGTTTATAATATTGCGTGGAACATTACTCAATGCTTTATGCAAAGGGTCATCATCGACGTGATCTGCAACATTCTTTTTTAAAGCAACACGCAAAAAATCAACATCACGCCACACCGTGTTCCAAACACAAACTTCAATTGATTGCTTTGTCATATTCATAATCCTTTATCGCAATGCTAACTGAGTCATAAACTGAGCCATAAACTGAGTCTCTAACTGAGTCATAAACTGAGCCCCAAACTGAGACATAAACTGAGCCATGTACTGAGTCACGGACTGAGTTATTAACTGAGTCCCAAACTGAGCCGCTAACTGAGTTACAAACTGAGCTATATACTTCCTTTTCAATATTCATATTCTTGTATTGCAATGTCAACAGTGTTCCTAACTGAGTTACGAACTGAGCCCCAAACTGAGTTCCAAACTGAGTTAATAACTGAGATATTAACTGAGTCATAAACTGCACTATATATTTCCTTTTCAATATTCATACTCCCTTAGTGTAATATTAACAGAGTTCCTAACTGAGTCACTAACTGAGATACCAGCTGAGTTCCTAACTGAGTTCCTAACTGAGTCATGAACTGAGCCCCAAACTGAGACCCAAACTGAGCCATAAACTGAGCCATGTACTGAGTCACGGACTGAGTTATTAACTGAGTCATCTATTTCCTTTTCAATATTCATACTCTTCTATTTCACTCCGCAAATTGTCATCAACTGAGTCCCAAACTGAGACAAAAACTGAGTCATAAACTGAGTTATAAACTGAGTTATAAACTGAGTTATAAACTAAGTTACGAACTGAGCTACGAACTGAGCTACGAACTGAGTCATAAACTGCACTATATATTTCCTTTTCAATATTCATACTCCCTTAGTGTAATATTAACAGAGCTCTCAACTGAGCCATAAACTGAGACATAAGCTGAGACATTAACTGAGTCATGTACTGAGTTCCTAACTGAGTCCCAAACTGAGCCATGTACTGAGTCACTAACTGAGTCATAGACTGAGTCATAGACTGAGTCATAAACTATCTTACGAAGTGAGACATCAACTGAGCGATTAACTGAGTCATCGACTGAATAATATATTTCCTTTTTAATATCCATACTCTGCTATGTGTGCTGCTAAATTATTGTACCGCCCAGCATCTCCTATAGAATCCTGAAACGAGTTACGAACACTATTATAAAGCGATATTGTTGGTAGGGTACCTGTTATTCTATCACCATTATCCAAAACATACTCCCATGTTGCAGACCATAGCTCTTGCCGCAAATCTTGTTTAATATCCATATTCTTTTATTTCACTCTTTATATTAATACCAACAGAAATGCCAACTGAACCAGCAACAGGCTGAGTGACCTTGCTACCAATCGTGGTGATAGGTAATATATGAACAGAATTATATACTGTATCAAAAACTGAGCTACTAACTGATCTATTAACTGAGTTATTAACTGAGCCATCTATTTCCTTTTTAATATTCGTATTCATATTCTTTTATTGTAATGTCAACAGTGTTCCAAACTGAGTTACGAACTGAGCCGCTAACTAAGTTCCAAACTGAGCTACGAACTGAGCTACGAACTGAGTCATAAACTGCACTATATACTTCCTTTTCAATATTCATATTCTTTTACTGCAGCGTTAACAGAGCTCTCAACAGAGCTCTCAACTGAGCCATAAACTGAGATATCAACTGAGTCATAAACTGAGTTATTAACTGAGTCCCAAACTGAGCCGCTAACTGATTTTTCGACTGAGTTATTAACTGAGTCATAAACTGAGGTATATATTACCTTTTCAATATTCATACAACAAAAAAGCGAGGAGCTTATTATAATACAAACTCCTCGCTATATCTATTTGTGTTAAAGCTTAGTCGCGAACTGCTCGCATGTTTTGTGCAAAGTGATCATACTCTTGTTGAATGCCAACTTCCCATACACCAGGAGGCATAGCGATAGCATCGTGACGATTAGCATGCACGCAACGCACCTGAGTAGGTTTAGAGTTGCGAATGAATGTACGATCGCCAGAGCGAAACACTTTAGTGCCTGCTACCATATCAACGACATGGTGATTGCCAGTCGTCTCACTGTCTGCAATAATATGCAGATCGTTGTTAGTAGGCTTAATTTCAACTGCATCTGCTGGCAGTTCTGCGGGGAACAACATGGCTTCGCCATGGAGGATTACGTTTGGTTTCATATCTATATTATAGTTTACTGTTTGTTAATTGCTAGGATTATTTATGCGATTGTAGAGATGATCATATCACGTCCACCTAGACGTTGTTTGATTGCACTCACTAGATCTTTACAGTCTGGCGATACACCTTCAAAGTGGAAGATACTAGTAGTCTGATTGACCATGCTGAGATATGGCGCACTAGACAAGCCATCAAAGATTGCTTCCATATCCCAGAGCTCGTATTGACTCTTGACCCACCACTCATATTCAGCACCAGTATAGTTCTGATAGGTATCAAGCAATTTGCCTAAGCTCTTGAAGCGTTCGATACCAGCCTTGCGCACAAACTCAGCTTTCACGTCAGCGTTTTGAATAGTCTTGTAGTACTCAAGATCCAACTTCTCTTCAGGAGTCACGGCAATATACTCTGGCACACGAACACCGTTGAGGGAATAGACCTTAAGGTCACCACGACCAGCATAAGTTAGCGCAGCTCCGCCATCACGATGCAAGCGATTCTCTTCATTGAGGAAGATTTCAGTAGGCTTCTCGCACACAATGGTATATTCTTCCATAGGGTAGATACAGCCAAGTTGCGCCGTTGCTTCCCATGTCTTATACTTAGCGTAGAGCTCAGCGTCTACCTCCACCCCAACTTCTTCAAACATAAAGTCATAGAAGGAGAAGGTTGCAGCGAAGAATGAGCCACTCTGCCATGGGAGTTGTGCAGCGGGAATATCATACTTCTTAGTATTGCCATTGAAGACACTATCAAGCTCAGCATTCAAATTTTCAAAGCTTACATTAAAGTTGCTCAAGAGGTGACACGCAGCCCAAGCCTCCAATGGATTGTCAAGAATAATCAGCGGCACATCTACAGGACGGTTAATGAGCGCGCGATACTGATCAACTGTCTTCTTGGTTCGAGTAGGATCAAGACGAGCAGTATCAGTACCAACCGCAATCCATTTTGCGACATATTCGGGCATCTTAGCTTCTTGCTCAGGAGTGAGCTTATCAATTTTTTGTTTTTCTGACATAGTATGTTTATTTGTGAGAGTTTTCTGCATCGCGAAGAATGAAGATTAATACGAAAATTAGTATGATTGCAATCATAGTTAGTATGCTTCAGAGTTGCTCATGCTTTTAAGATTAATACTTGGACGCTTGAGATATGTTTTGTTACGAATGTATTGATTAGCCTTTGCTTTTGGCTTGAATTGTACATCAGATACATCAACGCTTTTCACAGCTCCAAAACGGACTGACCAATTGCTTTTAACGACTTGTGTTTGTGTGTTTGTGTTCATAGTGATATTTGTTACAGATTTATTATATACGGTTAGTGTGAGTTTGTAAAATAAAAAATGAATCTTTTATCTTAGGAAATTTTGTCCCGGGAGATCACACGCGTGTGATCTCCCGGGACGAGGTAACCACACCTGAAATTTTATTTTCTCCAAGAGAAGCACATTCACGCAATCCTTGAAGATAACTTTCATAATTATTTTCGTTTAGGAAAGGATGCGCTGCTGAACCCAGTTCCAAGTAGCATATTCCGCTTGTAGAGTTCATCAGCAATTTGCCGCTCGATCCATGACTGTGATTTGAAAATGTTTGCTCCATACTTTGGTTGTTTGCGTTTGAATGTTAGCTTAATTTTTTGCAGGATTCGTCGGATCATATTATGCGCGTTGTTATTTTGTTAGGTGTTTTACTCCAATCATGTAGCATTCAGCTTTTGTATTTGCAAAGGCGCTAAGCTCAATTTCATTGCCATCTATGATGGTGATTTGCCATTGAGGCTTTCCGCCAATGACAGCTGCCGAATTTGAAACGGTGATTGTCATCGAGCCATAGGTGTTTGTGTAATATCCTCTCGATATCTTGTTTAAGTTAAGAGTAACGGTGTGGATATTCATAAACTGTGTGGTACTGGCTACAAGATTATTATACACTAAAAAACGCTGCTTGTAAATAAAAAAATGAAGAAAAATGCATTTTTTTCACAAAAAATCGTTTGAGGCGTCTCCAAGAGCATCATGCCGCGGACTTTTCTGCAATTCGTTCTTTAGTTCACCATAGGTGCGAGCTTCACTGGTGAATGCATTGTGGATGAGATCATTTATATTAAACGATAATTGAGCAACCTCGTTTTCATTTTCATCAAAGATAGAAGCATAGCCTGCGCATGGATTTTCAACATCCAAAAAGTCAAATGCATAGTGCATCATTACACAACCACAACTATCTCTATAATGATTGTGCGCCATATTCACTGCGCGTTCATCATCTTGTGAGATGATATAGTTTCGCAGTTCTTCAAATGTTATTTTTTCCATTGTGTATTTTTATTTGTGTGTTATGAAAGGAGGCAGCCTCAACAATCCAAAAGAGGCCATTATCGTCAAGATTAAATCTTTCGGTTATATTGTTGAGCAGCTCATATGAGGAGCTCATGCGCACAGCCTCGGCAATTTGAAAACATTCGGATGGCAGCCGAATCATGTCACGTTTGTTAATTTTTACAGTGTTCATATTCTCTTATTTCGCTGATGATTGAAGCTCGTACTTGAAAGTCAACAGGATACCAAACATCGGTGTGTAAGGAGCTAGGAAGATTACTAGCAGACAATCCGTCAATGCAAACACCGCTAAATGCATATAGCAAGTCGTTTAAGATGGATGATCCTGCTATTTCATATTTGATGTTCATCATAGTTTACACTTTAAATCATAAGCATTTTTAACGCCCTCTGGTAATGGGATTCTCACCTCCTTATCAATACTCTGAATAACATCAGCCTCATCAACAATAACCGTGATACGTCCAGTGTAGCTGTCAAGAGTCACCATGCCTGTTGAGACACGAATTGCTGTTGGCTCTAATGATAGGACATAAGCGAGTGCAATGTCATTCCATACTTTGCCATAGAGTTCAGGCAAAACACAAACATTTGTGTATGAATAGATGTCCTCCTTTTGAGGCACTGCATGATGATATACTTTAAAATCTTCTGGTTTATTTTTCATATTTTATTAAAATTCAACGGGATAAAGAATGACTGCCCATCCAGCTTTACTTCCACACTCTGGACAATCACAATGCGCAAATTCATAATGTTCGCGAGGACAACTTTCAACAACTCCGAGTCTTACGGTTTCATCTGTATCTTCAAACTCTGAGTCGCAATGTCGACATGTTCCACGCCAGATTCTTTTGTGTTTATTACCCGCTTTGATTAGTTTCATAATTGACCTTCTTTACCAAAGACTAAATTCATTAAACGTATTTGGTCAGTTGCTTCTTGTATTTCTACAGAATCTATCACGACATCATCTTGATCACAAACACGAAAACGATAAGGCTGCGCATTTGCCAATTCTACAATCGGCATGAGATAACGACGATAATCACCCCTCGTCCATGTTACTCCACCATCATCAGAATATTCGTAATAATAAAATTTATGTTTCATAGTTGTTTAAGTATTTCCAAATTCGTCGTAATATAAATCCCCGCACGGTCCACCACCGTGCCACACTCCTGCACCATTCGGATAAACAGTATGAGCTTCCCATACATCACCATATTTGTGGTAGATACGGGTGCCTATTTCTGCTCCAGTGGCATCACAAACAGGTGAGCCATGATCTTTAGGTCGACTATCATAATGGGCTTTATAATAAGCATCATACTCTTTTTGTGATTGTTCAATAAATCTACGAGCGCGAGGAGACAATGGTTTCTCAACCTGATCTTCACTAAACAATGGAGTGCCATCATTCATTCGAGCTATTGCCTTCTCGCCTTTGAGAATTTTATAACCGCGTTGCGACCATTCATTAAAGCTGCGAAGTTCCATATTTCTTATATTGTCGAATGTTCCAAATGATTAGTGGAATGTGAATGCAAAGATTAATTGCCGCATAGCTCCCTAGCCTCCAAAATGAGCTCTGCCGCAAGATTTTCGTTAAAATCATAGCGCAATTTGCTGCCGTCCATGACAAGATTTAGCTCCGCAAAGCTATCAGATACCAGCTTCTCAAGAGTCTCACAGGTGTATGATGATGGATTTGTTTTGATGTCAAGCAGCAGCATATGAAACTCTGTTCCAAAATCCGCAACATTTACCACATACTCTCCAGATTCAAAAAAGCGTTTACCCACTTCACATAGCCGTAAGATTTGAACAAAGTTCTTTGGAGAAAAGCCATAGTGTTGCACCGCATCTTTGCGCTTGCCGCCAAGACGACCACTGCGCTCACCCGTTGCAAGTTTTAATTCGCTATAGACATAACCGCGCAAGCTATTTTTCAAAACTTCAGTGTTGATTAAGCTATAGCGAAGATGATATAATTCAATCATAAACTTAGAACGATAAGTGAATGACTCCAATGGAGCAAACAATATTTCCATGACTTGAGTATTGCTCTTGCGCAGCAATGACATATAATGGCCAATCTCATAATATGTTGCGTCGTGTGGTGAGTTTGTAACAATATTTGTGATTGTATGTAACCCACTCTTATGCAGGGGAGCGCGTGCAACAAAGAGACCGCGATAGTCAACATCAGAGTCAGCTGTCGCCAATCCATAAAGATTGCTACCACCTACAAGACTGCACAATAGACTAGAGTCATATTTGATAAAACTAAGATGTTCTTGGATATTCATATTTTTCCTTCGTTATAATTCTTCTTACTTCAAGAGCTATATCCCCACAAAGTATATTGTCAATTTTGAATCCTATCGAATCATATACGCTAGTGCTTATGTATGGTGTGGTTTGATCTGCTGCTGTTTGTCTACATTCACTCTGTACACACTTCCACACATGCTCATACAGAGCTTCATTTATTGCGTATCCTATATTCATATTCTACTATTGTAGCGTTAACTGTGTTCATAACTGAGTTCATAACTGAGTTCCAAACAGAGCGATGTATTGAGTTCCAAACTGAGATATCAACTGAGTCATAAACTGAGTTATTAACTGAGTCCCAAACTGAGCCGCTAACTGATTTTTCGACTGAGAGATCTATTTCCCGTTTAATATCCATATTCTTTCATTGTAGCGTTAACAGAGTTCTCAACTGAGCTCTCAACTAAGTTCCAAACTGAGCCATGTACTGAGCTCCAAACTGAGTTACTAACCGAGTCTCTAACTGAGCTACGAACAGAGACATGTACTGAGACATGTACTAAGCTATGTACTGAGTCCCAAACAGAGTCCCAAACAGAGTCCCAAACAGAGACCCCAACAGAGACCCCAACAGAGTTCCAAACAGAGACCCAAACAGATTTCAATATTTTTTCTTCAGTAGTCATAATTATATTCTAGCATCTGCGCATTAACAGAGTCCCTAACAGAGACCCTAACAGAGTTCCAAACAGAGTTCCAAACAGAGACCCCAACAGAGTCCCAAACAGAGTTCCAAACAGAGTTCCCAACAGAGACCCCAACAGAGACCCCAACAGAGACCCAAACAGATTTCAATATTTTTTCTTCAGTAGTCATAATTATATTCTAACATTTGAGCATTAACAGAGTCCCTAACAGAGTCATAGACTGAGCCATGTACTGAGTCACTAACTGAGCCATAAACTGAGCCCCAAACAGAGACATTAACTGAGAGATTTATTTTATCGTTAATATTCATATTCAATCCCAGTTCCAGCGGTTACCACTTTTTGTTGGAGCGTCAAGCGGAATAGCGTCATAGTCGGCGACATTCAATGCATCGCGAGTTGCTGCACGATTCTTACTGTTATGCTCGTCCTTTGTGCTTTGATTAATATTAGTTGCACGCTTATTGTCATGCGTATAGCAACGTGCCAATTCAATAAGCTTACGAGGCGTATATTCTTTGTAATCACTCCAGCTAAAATGGAGAACATTGAAGTTACCGGAGTCGAGCTTGACTACTTTCCACTTGTTACGCTTAATGATTTGTATTGCTTCAGACGTGTTCATAATTATATGATATTAGTGTTTGTTTGTTCGAGCTGCTTGTTTGCGACCACCGCGAGAGCGAGAGCATTGAGCATAGTCAGACCAGTTGGCAAGCTTACTCTCCCAGCGCAACAAGTCGCGGCAAGCAGCTCCAATATGCGCCTTGCCTCGGCAGCGATTCTCAGCATTGAGCGCTCCATTCAGGAATACTCGGCAACCATAGACTCCTCCACCAAGGTGAGTAACCTTAACAGTGTGCTCGACGTGACGTTGCATTATGCGAATCGGAGAGATGTGTTGCCAGAATGTGTAGTGTGGTGTCATAATGATATTGTATCAGAGTTCGTTTAATCTTTGAGTGCTTTGAGTGCTTTGAGTGCTGCATCGTTGTTGCTGAATGTTCCAACTGGAGTGACGAATGCTCCATAGTTGGCAAGTATCTCAGCATGCTTAACATAGTGAGTTACCTGACCATTGCGGACACGGAAGCCAATCCAGCGAGCTTGATACACTCCATCCTTTTTAGTCTTAGCCTTCTCTTGAATGAAGAGACGATTGGCTTGGTTGAGCTGGCCGTAGAAAATGTGTTCTTTCATAATGATATTGTATCGGAGTTAGTTACCAACTTGCTGCAGTTTGGTAGCCGCATTCATATTTGAATTTAGCGTAATCGCGAATGAAGTCTTCAAAGCTATCATAGCGCGCACACCATTCAAAAGACTTACCGTGGACACGTGAGTAAAAACAATCATAATCCTCAACATTACACATCCGTTCGACTGTGTGGGAGATGCTCTCAATTGCAGCGATACGTTTAAGGATCGCGATTTCTTCAGGAGTTACTTTGGTCATAATGATATTGTATCAGAGTTCGTTTAGCCGCGGTACTTCAAACGGATGAAGACATCTTTGTTGTCTTCCATGATATCAGCGAGCAGCTTCATGCAGTAGTCAACCCAAGCCTCTTGAGTGATCTCGCCTCTTTGAACGGCGGCGAACATTTCGTAGTATTCTTTATTATCGGTCATGATGTGATTTGGTTACAAGATTATTCTACCACAAAAATGCACACTTGTAAATAAAAAAATGCGAAAAAATGCATTTTTTTCACAAAAATACTCCTTGGGGAGACTTTTTTAGTCCTTGATGCGCCGTGGGCCACGCAGTGGACGAGGCGGTAGCTGTTCTTCAATGTAGCGACATGCCGCAGAGCTTAAGACTTCATCTCCGCAAGAGTCACACTTATGAACAGGCACATTCTCCACAACATAGTTTTGTCCTTCGACCGTTTTGTCGAACTTCTGATATTCGACACGCAGAGTGCCGTCGCAATCAAAGCAAGGGATGTCTTGTAAATGTTTCATAATTTTCGTCGTCTTCAAGTCTAACAGATGATTGGATCAAGCTTTCGTGTAGTATCTCGTTGCCTTCATCATCATATTCGTATCTTTCCCAATATCCACATTCGTCATCACCAATTTGATTTTCCATGGTAGTTACTGAGGTTTGGGCGTGGTCGGAGTGGCGCTCTCGCCGCGTGCCTCACCTTGTGCGTTCGGCTCAGAATAAAGGTCATCCAGTTCGCCGTGATCGGGGCAGTAGTAATACGGCTTACCGTCCCGCCAGTTGATCGAGGACTCCACACAGCACACGGGGCAGAGATTGCGCGGGTATGCCGTGCCGATCATGTCTTCGCAGCGACAATGCCACTCGTCCAGTTCGTGGTATTTTGCCCATGCTTCCATCACTGGTTGAGCCACCGCAAGAAGCCGAACAAGTCGCGGCAGATCAACCGCCTTGTTGCTGGTGTTTTGGGTATCGTTTGGCAATTCAGAGTTCATTGGTGTTTTGGTCGTTTGTTTGGTTGTAGATCGGCGGTGTCTGCGCTGTGGCGTTAGCCAAGAAATTCCTCGGGGCGGATGATGTTTTCACCAGGGTCATCGCTTCCGCAGTGGCAGCAGACATACCCGTTTCGGATTACTCGCCCGCAATGGTCGCATTCGACCAGTTCGGGGCATTCCCCGATTACGGTTTCCATGAGTTGTGCAAGCCATTGGCGGCTACCTGTTTTTAGTTTGCGGAGTTTCTTCATAATTCGTAAGAGGCTAACAAGTGAATGCTGGCAACGGCGGGAAGTTGCCTGTTTGGTTTATTCGGAGTCCAGCGCCCGCCGCGCCAGATCTTTGTCGTTCGGCAGAGAACTCGCAGCCTTGCTATTTTCTCTTCTCTGTTTTTGTCTGTCATTTCTTCGAGACCAGTCATGAGTTTATTTCAGTTGTTCTATGGTCTCCGCAATAGCACCAATGATACCTCATGGGGGTTCTTTTCCCGATAATGATTGTGCATCCGAGATTCCATTTGTGGACGTGTCCTTTTTGAATGCTTTTCTTGTTAGACCTTCCGTTTCTTCGCTGACGACGTATCTTTGTGATTGTTTTCTTGAGGTGTTGGTTCATTTTATTGTTTGTTGTTCCGAACATTCCGCATCAAGCAACGCTGGGCGTGCCTGTGCTTGGCTGTTGTGCTAATAAAGGTTCTCGCTGAACAGCCGCTCGCCATCGCCCCCGCAGCGTCGACGGACTTGGTTCTGATCGACGGCGACGATCCACGCTTCTTCACGGGTCATCCAGTCCCCGAACTGATCCACGAATCCTTGATCCCATGCTTTGAAGTCGTGACCCATAGCATTGGCTTGCACCCTCATGAGCTTGTCCCAGTGCCGAGCACCGCAGATGATTAGCAGCTTGTTCACACGGTGCCGATTAGCAGCGCATACCACGCGGCGAGGGGTCTTTGTGTAGTCGGGCTTCCACTCGGGTTCGGAAGAAGCACCACAAGACGGTGAGCCCAACGAATCGGGCGGTGGAGTTGGTTTTGTATTCATGATCTTTTCTCGCCCGATTCGTGGGCTACCTCGACGTTAGCTCCAATAATCGGCCATCCCATATCAGCCACAAGACTCTCGGCCTCCTCCTTAGTTGGTAGCGCATCCATCCAGAATCCGTCCTCCAACGTAATCGCCCACTGGACATCTCCCGTCTCGTCGGTTTCGTATATTTCCACGGGTTCCCCTGCTCGTCGAATCGCCTCCTTGTATCCCGTGGGACATTCCTTGAGGAACCGAATCGCCCAAGAAGAGCTAACAAGGTGGTCGAGGACAACGGGCGGGGCGGTGTGTGTCGAAGTTTCCATGTGCTTAGAGAGTTTATGAGGTATCGGAGTGGCGCTTTCCGCCCGTGCCTCACCTTGATCGTTCGCCAAAGAAACAAGAACGTCCCCGTGGCAGGCTTGCGGAGCGCACCAGCACCCCAACACTTTTCCGCGCAGTTCATGCAGCGCAGCCATGAGATGCGGTTGAGTTACTACCCATTCACGGTATTTTCGGATCACGGTTTCCCGGTCGCCGTCCTTCCCAATCTCAAACGGGTTTCCCCATTTCGACGGCCTGCCGATACACACGTCATGCTTCGACCGTTTGCAGTGAACCACAAATGGCGAACAAGGCGGTGGAGGACAACAGCCTCCCGTTGGGTCTTTTGGTGTATTCATGATTTTTTGTCGGGACTCTGTAAGTCACCTTGGGCGTTGTGCTGAATAAATTCGTGCGGGAACTCCTCGCTGAATCCGTAGTGTTCCCTGAACTCTTCCCCCGTCATCGGATCGTTTCTTGCAGCCATCAATCCGTCTGTGGTATCAACCGTTCTCAGGACATATCTGCGTTCCATCCTGTTGCGGTCGATAGTGACCACAAAAGGCCACCCGTCAAAATCAACGGCACAACAAGCCGCATCACGCAACCCGCTGGAAGTCTGTTCTTTATTCATGGTTTTGAGTGGGCGGGTGCGTGTGCTTTGCGTTCGGCAGCGATGCCATCACATCGACGTTCGGTGAAGAAATTACAACGAGCACGCCACACAGTCCCGCCATCCATCCAACGGACAGTCCGAGGGCAGCAGCGCACCATGCAACTAAGTCAGCATGACCGCCTAGCCCGTATGTGAATACAGTGATTCCACTGAGCAAGGGCGTGCAGATTAGCGAAGCCGCTAGGTTATTCCAAACACACCGAACAAGTCGCTCCTGAGCAACCGCGCCCGCCGTGTTATTTGAGTCTGATTCTGTTTTCATATTGTTGTAAATTGAACATGTCGATACAGAACACGGCTATTGCCGCTCCTGATCTTGCCTGTTCGGCAGACAATTATTACATTTGGGCTTTCCACTAAAAACACGCCACCCAGCAGACCACGCCTGTTCCACGCATTCAGCCTTGGTCTTACAGTAAAACCCCTCACCACCGCACCCGCTTTGGCAGAAGATTCGCCACTCACGCATTGTTCCTCCATTGTAATCTTTGAAGGTTAAGTGCGGAATCAAAGAAGCCGAACAATTCGTGAGAGGCAACGCCTCGGAGTCTGTTGGTGTATTCATAGTCGTTATTGGCGTGCCTCCACAGAGGCGTTCGCTGAATCGTAATTGCGGAACTCTGGAGTGCCGCGCCAGTTCCATTCGCGGTAGGTTTCATCAGCACCCACGGGGCAGTTGAGCCACATGCAGGAGTAGCAAGGTTCCTCGACGTGGACATGCGCCCAAAGACCTCCGTAGAGGCGACGATACCACTCATGGTTCCCAAGAAAACATGCAAACCAGCCCCAGCGAACAAGGCGGCGCATCCATTCGGTCCAAATGGCTTGGCGAGATTTGACGCTCTTTAGTGTTTCAACTCGTTCTTCGCTGATCATAATATAAGTTTAATGTTAACCCCAAAGAATTGATTTCATAAGTTCCCAACGCTGACGAAGCAATTCGGTATATTCAAATAGTTGATCTTCGTCGAGACACTCAATATTGTTCAATTCGCGAATACGTTTTTCAATAAGATTAAATTCAATTTCTTCGTTGATCATAATATATAGTGTTATTTGAGTTACGAGTTCTTAGAGCAGATTTTGTTCCATATATTCCTCACATGTGGGAATAGTGTTTCGGTATTGCTGCAGATCGGCAATAAGCATATCCAGTGATTCTCTGTTATGCATCTCAGGTGTGTTTAGGCAAAGATCTACAAATTTTAAAATTTGTTCCGAGATTTCTTCGTGTGAAGGGAGAGAGCAATACGCCACGATGAAGAAGTCTTCTTCCTTGCATTCGAGTGTATCATTTGCACCAGTCAAGCCAAAGCAGTAATTATTCCAAGGACATTTGATGTTCCAATATTCCTCTCCGCCTTTCTCGAAAAGAGTTACGACATATGCCGTGGTGCCCCAATGAACGGTTTTGCCTTCACGAACTGCTTGCTTAATTTCTGATAGATTCATAATGTGGTTTGGTTACATGATTATTCTACCATAAAAACACATACTTGTAAAACAAAAAATGATGAAAATGTGAAAAAAGTGAAAAACCTATAGATACGTATAGGTTTTTCACTCTGTAAAAACCGCCTAAAACGGCTTAATGATGATCAATTGCAGCTTTTTTTCGGCCTGAGAGAATGGTGTCCACCTCTTCAACCGTGAAAAATGCACTCTTGTTATATGAGAGAGTGTTTTCAATTCCACAATCAAGGATCGGCCCGTAAATGTCATGTACACTGTGATGTGCATTAATACCTTTGAGCGAGCCATGGCTATGTCCACAGAGTGTAACTGCACCGCGGCCTAGCTCAGGCCATACAAGCGGACACATATGTGTAAGATAGTAACGACGTGAGTCAACATGCAGCATCGCAGAGTCTCCAAGCATTGTCACATTGTGAGTAATCCGCAGCGGATAAATTTCACAGCTCTTATATTCATCAGGCAGTGCTGCATCATAAAGCTGTTTAACACCGCTGTTATGATTACCCCAGACCATAAGTGTTTCGCATTTAAGGCTACGAACAAGTTCAGCAATAGAGTCTGGTCCGATACTCAAACCAACATCGCCCAATACCACAAGCAGGTCATCGCTGTGCAGTGTCTCCAATTGGTCAATGAGCCATAGTGCATGCTCACGTGCGCTGTTGAATCCGCGTTTGGCATAGACAAAATCTTTATCATGGCCAAAATGCAGGTCACTGCAAAACTTGATGTTGTGATAGTCTTTACGATTTTTCTTAATTCGAATCATGATTATTTTTCATTAGGATTGTACAATGGTTTAAGCGCCGACTAAATTCAGCGCGTGTCAATGGAGCTTCAAGTGGTGTATCATCCATGCGCCATCCGTCAGGATCTATGATTGCAGAGACATGCTCAAACTCAGAATCTTTCAACCATTGCTCTGCAGTCTTCTTTGCGAAGATAGCATCCCAGCCATCGCGATAGCTTTGAGTCGCCACACGAGATGCGATGCTATCTCCAGTAATATCATTTTTAGTTGCCATAATTTTCTAATAGAGTAAGCATTGCATTTTTAAGTTGACGCTCTTCAATGGTCTTGCCAACGAAGAGAGTGAATGCCAATCCACTGCGCCAATCAGGATAATTCGCTTGCACAAGCAGCGCAAAGTTCTTACGATAGTCTGCTGCAGTGGAGTCATGGGTTGAATGATATACAGAGATGAAGCGGAGCAGTTCACGATGCGCAGCTTCAAACTCGTGATATGCCGATACTATAGCATGCATTTCATCGCTAATCTTTTCTGCAATCTCGTAGTCAAGAGTAGACTCAACATACTTATAAAAGGCTTCAACACTAGCATATCGTTCAGGCGCTGCAAGCCATAAGTCAAGTACATTCTTAACACCCTTCACACCAGTTGCAACACGATGCAACATTAGATAGGCTTCGGCCTTAATCTTTTTCATTGTCTGAAAGTCAGGTGAATAGATCACTACACCTTCTTTGCCAGTCCATGCTTCAACATCACGGATACATTCTTCAATGCTGCTATAATAATATGGAGTTGGTCGTGGTACATCGAGCAAAAATGAGACGACATCAACATTAGCTTGAGTCATATATTCTGCAGTATCGTTTGCCACAGCGCCAAGCATAGTGAGAGTCGGCTCGTCATGCTCCCGCAAGACAATGATATTTGAAGGAGTAGTCCATTCAAAGAGCAAGCTCCATTCTTTCAAGTATGGATTAATCTTGTCAAAGACTCGTGGATATTTACTCATTAGGACTTCAATCTCGTGTCCGTTTGGCAATTGGCGTGCGTCAACAGTACCACGAGTGCGAACAATAAGCTCATCCTTATAGCGCGAAACAATAAGCAAGCTACCATCCATCTTGTGACGTGCTTGTATTGGCCATGAAGAATCCCAAGGTTGAAAGTCTGGCTTTTCGCCATAGTTCACAAACTTGCCAAAGCCTTGAGAGACAACAGCACCATCAGATACACGGACAATTGCACTACGATAGCGTGCATTGCCGTCATTCCATGTGGTACCCATATCATTTGGAGTCACGAGAAAAAAGTCTTCTTTTAGTGCACCAATCTTGACTGGCTTGATATTAAATTCTTCAGAGTTGATCATAGTATGTAGGAGATTAGAGTGATGATTGCGGAGACTAGGGTTAGAGATAAAGCACATGCTTTAATATATTCTGTGCGAAGGACGTCAGCATAGCGACGATTGCGATTGCCTTTAAGATTAAGGCCTAGAGCTTTTCTACGAAGTATATCAGTGTTCATAATTTTTACGGCAGAGTGTTCGTTTTTCTTTTTTCTTTTTGTCAGTGTAAGAGACCACAGGCGGAGCAAAAAGATGACGTGCCAATTTGCGCAATGCGATTGGGCTATAGTCAAATGTTTTGGTTTTGATCTTTTTCATATAAAGGTAATTAGGCGGCTAGTGTTGCTTTGTAACACTCATCGCTTACGCGCATGGCGAGTTCATCACCATCGCAGAAGCACACTCCAGATGAGCGGCAAATTCCATCCTTGTCGATCCATTCTTTTCCAAGAATGTATTGATCTTTTCCGTTGTGATTTTTTCCGTTATAAACAAAAACGCATATTCTATATAAGCCTTGTTCAAGACTTAAGACTTGGCCTACTTTGCAGTCAGAGATTTTGACTTCTTCGAGTGCGGGACGAGTGGTGGTGAATTTGTATTGGATCATATTGGTTACAGATTTATTATACACCAAACCGTGCTGCTTGTAAAACAAAAAATGAAGAAAAATGCAAAAAAATGCATTTTTCTCCAAAAACTGCCGTTTTTCTATGTTTTTTAGTCTCCGAGTGATTCTGGAGTTGTTGTCCAATCTAACGGAAGGTGTTTAATGTCTTCAGCTTCATACCAACGTAACGGTGATTGTGAATGCATATATCCTTGATTCTTTGCATTGATGTCACTCTTATCCATAGCGCTATTGATTTGAACTATGCGCCAATCGTTTGTGTCAACGAGATAATATGTACTCATGGTTTTTATTTATAGCGTTTTGATTTTTACAATGACTCTGCTGCCGGCAAAAATTGTTTTGATGATCTTAAAGATTGTTGACCAATCTCCGCGAGCAAGACCTGCTCCAATCTTTGGCATTTGTATTACTCTATAGCCGTCAGTCTCTGCTTTACGACGTAGCGCCTGCAGACAGCGAAAAAGAGAATCTGTTTGCAATGGCGTTGGATTATATCTTGAATGATAGACTCCTGCCATTGCAAACATGTTCACCACCGTGATGTCCTGAGCAGCATCAACACATTGTATTGATCCTAATAATTCTTCAGGTCGATCTTCGTATGCCTTGCAGCGTTTTAAATAATAACGTTCTATCTCTGGCCAACGACGTGATATCGCAAGCACAAAGCCAGCTCCCCAGAGTCCGCGATTATTCACAACATGCGCGAGCAGTGTGGGTACACCAGCTTCACAGTTGCATGCATCACCAGCGGAGAGTATAACGTTATCTGTCATAATATTTTAGTTTTTGCCGTTTCCGCCATATGTCTTACGACGGCGTTTTTTGCTGTTAGGATTGTCCCAGCTTGTATCGCAGTTGGATCCTGCAAATACTTTAGTTCCACCATTATTCTGGTCCTTCTTGCTAGCATAGCCAGCTGCTCGTGCTTGTCTTGTATTTTTGTTCATAAGTTTATTTGCTTTCTTTAAAGATGACTTGTCCTTCAACCAAACCTAAGTCCGACTTTTCGCTAAATGTTGATGTTTCGGGATTTTCATTTTCACGCAGAGGACGAGTCAAATACCATAGCTGTTCATTCTTCCATGTGACATTCATGAGTTTTGTATTTGCCGGCAAGTCAACTGTCATGCTTCCGCCATATGATTTTGCTCTTTGATTTTCCGTGCACGAAAAGGATGCGCACGCCAATAGTGTATATATTAGGTATTTCTTCATAATTTAAATTTTACATTGATGTCCATGTCCTCTAAACTCTCCGCAGTGCAAACAATTGGAAAGGTTAAGCTCTCCCTTGTTCCAATATTTGTTCCAAGGGAAAAGTGTTGTTTTTATCTCCTCAAGCGGGGAGTTTTCAACCCATGCATCTTGCCAACGAATTGCTTCACGTCGCGCTTCAGTGATATCTTCACTTTGTTTTTTGAGTAATAACAATGCGTGTTGTAAAGCAAGCTCTGCGCTATATTCATTTGAATAGACATAATCTGCCAATTGTTGCAATGTCATTGGTGTCTTCACTCGCTCTGAAATAGTATGAGTCAAGCTGCTCAAGCTATTTTGTTTAACTGTGCCACATATGCCTTCAAAGGCAGCACGTGCTCCATTATACTCATGTCTGAGATTTAGAATTTCATTGTTTGCTTCGGCTAATTTTTGTGTCAGCTCATCGATCTGATGTTGCATACTCTGCATTTGTAAATATGTCGCAAAATCAATTGAGGAAGTGTCCGATGCAAACGGTCCAAACTCACTATCAACATGATCATACTCATCTTGGAGTGGATCTTTTGACCAATCCTTGATTGGTCGATTTAGCATTTCTTCTAGTTGTTTTTTACCATCTAATCGTTCACTCATATATCCTCCTTTCACGGCGGGATTTAATAGGTTTGCGCACAATCCACATTGCTGATCCCAAAGGCCACCAAAGTTGCCAGTATCGAGCAGAGCCATTAGCGCCACCACCCATGCAAGTAAATGTACTAAGAGTTCCGCGATGGATGTCCATGGTTAATCTTCCTACTGTGAAGCGGATCAATCTCTTGCCCCAAAAGCAAACATTGATCCACGAACATCCGTATGTTCTTCGATCCATCTCAGCACTGTTTGGATTATGTATCGGGCATATCGTTGTTTTTCCATTCATGATTCACCTCCTTTCACGGCGGCAATAAGTGCCTCTCTCGACAAATCAGGTTGCGACCATGGCAATTCAGGCAGTGGAGGGACTCTCCCACCTGCATACATTTCTCCGACAACCTGCAACTGGTCGCGCAATATCTCAGCGCATTCCCGCGCCTCTGCAAGCTCGCGTTCGAGCTTCTCGCGCTCCGTTGTTTCCTCAGCGAGTGCTTTCGTTAAGTCGCCAATCATCTCAGGTAGATTCTCCACCGTGTGCGTTGGGACATACCCGACTGGCATGATTGATAGGCACTGCTTTAGGATATTCCGCGCTTCGGTAAGTTCGTGTTCTATCACTTGGATGTGGTCATACATGGTGCGCTTATACACTTGGTCTGGCATTCGTGCATCTGTTATCGGTGTCTCACTCATGGCTCCCTCCTTCCGCTGTGACTAGGGCATCTCTTAGTATTTGTTGATCTTCATATGTGAAATACGTGGTTGTTTCCTCTCCTTCTTCAAGAGTCCAGTCAACATCAAACCGCTCCAAAGCCTCAACCAATATATCGCGTTGACTTTGATATTCAATCGCCCTAAGTTGGCTTACATTTGCACTATTTAGTGCGGCAGTAATTATCCCGTTAAGATTTTCTATTTCTTTTCGAGCCTCAACGAGTTTGCCCAACAATTTGCCTACTTCTTTCTCAAGATCGTGTCGCATTGCTGCGCTACACATGCCACTCAACGAATATTTTGTATGACCAAGTTCTGCCATGATTTTCTCTGCCTCGCGAACATACCCAAGAGCCTCTGTTGTTTTATCATCAAATGTAATCATTGTGCTCCTCCTGCTTCTTTATGTCTTTCGTTCAAAAAGTGTTTTACAATATCGGCAAAAATATCTTCATCGCTATTGTCACCCATATAGTCTTCAACTTTAAGATAGTGAGTCCGCGGATTAATGCCCATGAGTGTAGTCTTTTCATCATTCCACATTGGCAGCAAATTGTCAATGAGTACATTATTCTTATTTGCATAAGGATGCGGATTCACAATTTTGTCAACGCCATACAAACTCTGTAAGCGAATGCTATACTTTTGCATCGTCTCACGCGAAAAGATGTCTTCATCTGAGAAGCCCCATTCCGCCAAGCGTGAAATTTCCCTAGCATAGTCAAAACTAGCAGCGGTCAAGATGTGAACATTTTCTTCACCAACAAGTGTGCGACTATATTGGATTAGCGCCTTCGAGCATGGACGCACACAAGTAAAATACTCCTCGCCGCCGTCTAAACGAAAGTGTATGTTATGTTTATATAGTTTTGATTCATAAGTGCGGCTATGAATCAATGTTTCATCAATGTCCCAGAATATTTTCATAAGTAGTGTTGTGTTAGGAAAGATCAATTGTAATGCCTTTGTCAAAATTTACAAAGACGCGATAGTCGGATGGAAAACGGCATGCGCTCAAAAACTTGCGCAGCGTCTTTGGAGTTGCAAATTCAAAATGGCCATCAGCAATCACTGTATATGCTTTGCGTTGCTCGTGTAGTAGCTTTTTGCCTTTGCGCATTTCCTTAGCGCGATTAATGAGGCTGTCCATTTGGATGTCTGTCAAGTATGCTTTCATAATATTGGTTGCATCAATATTATACACTATTTACTGACAATTGTAAATAGAAAAATGATCACATTCTTAGCGTTTTTGACTCAATTTCTTCAAGAAATGATCTATAGGCTCTCTCCAAACCATCCCGTAAAGATATTGTGGCGCGCCAACCCATCTGCTCACATAGACTTACATCAAGAAGTTTTTGTGGAGTGCCATCGGCTTTGCTATAATCATTTTCAATTGTGCCTTTAAATCCAACAATATCGATAATTAGTTCAGCTAATTCTTTTATGCTAATATCATAGCCTGTGCCGATATTGATCCAATCAGGTGGATTTGCTTGCTCAATAAGAGTCATGCATGCAACAGCAAGATCATCAACATGCAAAAATTCTCTTCGAGGATTGCCTGTACCCCAAATAGTTACACTTGGTGATTGGTCAATTTTAGCCTGATGAATGCGACGAATAAGTCCAGGAACAACGTGACTATTTTCAGGATGATAATTATCACCTGTTCCATATAAATTTGTAGGCATAGCAGAATGATAAAGAAGATCATATTGATTGCGATAGTGTTGGCACATTTTTAGTGCAGCAATTTTTGCAACCGCATATGCTTCATTAGTAACTTCCAATTGTGATTCAAGCAAATAACTTTCTTTAATTGGTTGAGGTGATTGCTTAGGATAGATACAAGAACTTCCTAAGTTTAAGAGCCGTTGTACATTAGCGCGACGACTGCCCTCTATAATATTTGAAGCTATTGTAAGATTCTCATATATAAATTCTGCTGGATATTGAGAATTTGCATGAATTCCTCCAACCTTCGCGGCAGCAATAATAACAACATCTGGTTTCTTTTCATTAAGAAAGTCAAATACTGCTCTTTGATCCAACAGATCAAGCTGATCTCGTGATGCAACAATCAATTCATATTTGTCACTTTTTTCTACAGCTCGTACTAAAGCAGAGCCTACCATTCCGTTGTGTCCGGCAATATATAATTTCTTCATATTAATAGCCATTTTCTTTAAGCAGAGTCATGCGATTAGCTTCCCTTAAATCGTGAATTATCATTTCTTCACACATTTGTTCAACACTAATCTCGGGTTTCCAACCAAGTTTTTCCATTGCTTTTGATGGATCGCCTAGCAATGTTTCAACTTCGGCTGGTCGAAAATATTGTGGATCGATTCGTATAATAATATCACCAACTTTAACACCGCTTGCCTTTGATGAATCACTAATGGCAGAAACAATGCCAATTTCATCGAGGCCTTCGCCTTTAAAATCAATTTCAATGCCTGCATATTTTGCGGACATTCTTACAAATTCTCTTACGGAAATTTGTTTACCACTGGCAATAACAAAATCATCAGGAGAATCTTGTTGCAGCATCATCCATTGCATTCTAACATAATCTTTAGCATGACCCCAATCTCTTAATGCATTAAGATTACCAAGAAATAAAGTTTTTTCTAGAGCAAGAGCAATATTCGCTATGCCTCGCGTTATTTTTCGCGTTACAAAGGTTTCTCCTCGGCGAGGTGATTCATGATTAAAAAGAATGCCATTACAAGCATATATGCCATATGCTTCTCTATAGTTTACTGTTATCCAATATGCATATAGCTTAGCGACTCCATAAGGGGAACGAGGATAAAATGGAGTTTTTTCGGTTTGAATCTCGTTTTGTACATTGCCATATAATTCAGATGTTGATGCCTGATAATAACGGGTCTTTTTTTCTAATCCAAGAAAACGAATTGCTTCAAGCAATCGCAATGATCCTAATGCATCAACATCAGCAGTATATTCTGGCAAATCAAATGAGACAGCAACATGAGATTGTGCACCTAAGTTATAAATTTCATCAGGCTCAATTTCTTTGACAAGTCTTATTAGATTTGAACTATCTGAAAGATCGCCATAATGCAGATGAAACATGTTATTATCTTCATGCGGATCTTTATAAAGATGATCAATGCGTGATGTATTAAAGGATGAAGATCTGCGTTTAATGCCATGAACTTCATAGCCCTTTTCAAGAAGCAATTCGGCAAGATATGAACCATCCTGTCCAGTAATACCAGTTATGAGTGCTTTTTTATTCATTGTTAATATGTAATGATAATAATTAATTAGCTAACCAATCACAGAGCAAATAGATTGTCACAATCCAAAATAATATTGAGCCTAAGACAACTGGCCAACAACCACGTTTTTCATTTTTCGAATAGTCGTGAACTGGATATTTGAATTTTTTCATATTTTTATTTATCTTCATTATTTTCAAAATAATCATTTAATACACTATGAATCTTAAGACCTCTTGATGTGACACCTTCACTTATTTGACCAAGCTGCCCAAAATCAATTTTCCATACGGCACAACCAAGCTCATTGATGAGCGCAGTTCTTGTACGATAGCCTGTTTGAAAGCATACGGTATCTTCAACACCATTATTTTCGAAATTGATCATACGATTAATATTTGTATTCTTTTATTGTAACACGGACTGAACTAAATTCAGAGTCATTAGATATCAATTGACCGCATTGTAAAAATGAACCGCAAATTCTATTATTAACTGAACTCCAAACTATATCACGAACTGCTTTATGAACTGAATACCAAACTGGTTGATAGACTGCACTTTTAATTTCATCTTCAATATTAATATTCATATTCTTTTATTGCAACGTTAAGTGAGTCATGAACTGAGACACGAACTGAGTCAACAACCGAGCCACGAACTGAGTCATCAACCGAGTTATCAACTGAGTCATAGACTGAGTTATTAACAGTGTCCCAAACTGAGTCATAAACTGAGTTCCAAACTGAGTTCCAAACTGAGCGATTTATTTTATCTTCAATATTCATATTCAATCTTGTCCATTGGTTAATAATGATATTCCTAACATAAGTGAAAACCACATTAACAGAAATCCTAATACATAACCAGCAGCAATAAGCACATCATGTAAACCATATTCCTTTACCATAAGACAAAGATATATTGTAAATGGCAATGATACGAGAATGCCTCCTAATAGTTTTGCTTTATTCATAATCCAAAATAACCTTTAATCGTTTCAAGAGTTACAAACACATTACCCGTCTTTGGATAAACCACATCAACACAAGTATTATAGTAACGCTTGTCAAGAGTGCCATACCAAGTGCGCACACTATGTTGATGAACATGGCCGTGCACGTTCTTTTTGCCGCGGAGTTCGGCAGGATGGATAGGTGAGTGACTCAGCCACATAGCTTTATACTTGATGATGCCATGAATTTCTTCAAAGACACTAGTCTGTAGCGCGGTGCTCGTCATATCATCGTGGTTACCTTTGATGAGAATCTTACGACCACATAGATTGCCCATTGCGATGAGCTCATCGTCCGTAAAGGCAGCATCGCCCATGACATATACGATGTCAGTCTTTTTAACCGTATCACGCCATAGCTTATGAATATGAGCAGTGTTTGCTGCACTATCTCTAACCCATGGACGATACTTTCCAATTGCTTTATGACCCAGATGCGGGTCGCCTATAAAATATACGCTCATGTTTTTATTTCTTTCAATTCTTCATCCCAACGACGATGAAAGCTATCTTCTCCGTCATCACCGCTAACGAGCCAATCGACTCGCTGAGCCATTATAGCAGCTTTTCTTAGCGTATCAACGGCAGTTTTGAACTTTTCAATTGTTTCAGCACTATAGCCTCCGCCACGCCGATAGCCCCATTCATCCAATGACTCATCGTCATTGCTCTTGATAAGTTCTTCAATACTTTTTGCAATGTCTTCAATGCGATCTTGCTGATATTCAAAATGTCCTCCACTCATATATGTTATTTAATTATATTGATTGCTCTTCGAATTTTGAGCGCAATGCTTCATATTGAGAGCGCTCGTAGTCAAGTCGTTTGTGATCTCTGATTGCTTCATTTGCTTCAGCTTGTGCAGACTCTTCAGCTGTCATATATCGGGTGCCAAGAATTTCAACATACCCACAGTCGCCTCGAAAAAATTCAATAGACGTGCTAATTGCGCCTAGTTCTTTTGCTTTTTGGTTAAGGCTCTCAAGCGTTTTAATCAACTCTTCAATTGACTCACCATAAGCAACGTTGCTGTTGTCTAATTCAAATTTTTTTGTTCTTTTAGTCATATTTTTTGTCATAGTAGGGTTACCAGCTTGAAGTATAAAGAAGTTCTTCATTTTCAAAGTCAAAGGTTGCTAGAATTTCTGATAGAATATCAATGGTGGAGTTGACTCTATTCCAATACCATTCATCATACACGGTGCTACCAAAAAAGAAGCCACTTTGTGTTGGCAGCAAGCTTGTATCTTTTGTCTGCTGCAGCTTCTTGAGAACTTCTACAAGCTCGCTTAGTTTAGTTCGTGACACGACATAAGCGCCGCAGTCATCAACATCGTCTTGTACATTGCGAACAAACCAAGCATGCAATGCATTGAATTTGCGCCAATAGGCGAGTTCTGCCCAATCGGCATAATCATTTGCTTTAGCACGATTAAGTTCTGATCGTGAAGTTAAGTACATGTCAAGTCCCATAATTTTATTTTTTGTTAGTTATTCTTTGTTTTGCTCTCTTCTAAATTATAACGATGTTCCTTATGTCCACAAGTAGCCTCGGTACTTCACAATCGTGCTTAACATTTCAGTGTCACGTTCATAAAGATCGCTCTCTGCTTTGATCGCACGTTGTATTTCGTTCGCGGCAAATGCCTCATCAATTTCTTTTTCAAGTACTGCGCGTTCTGTTTTGAAATATGCATACACTTTGCGAATAGCATCATTCCAAGCATAGCTTTGCTCTGCATAGCCTTCACTAACATGTCCTGCTTTTAGATCTTCATCATAATAACCACGGTCAGGCAATTCACCTTTCATTTCTTGCTCGACATAATCGAACAAGCACTGCACTAAGACAGTTTCAATGATGGTGTCTTTGTCTCTCCAATCGCCTGATATACGATCAGTGAGCCATTTTTGTCGGTTCTTTTTTGCCATAATGATATTGTAGTTTGTCTACAGATTTATTATACACTATTAGTGTGCTCTTGTAAATAAAAAAGATTAAGTATTGAGATTTGTAGCAATCTTGCACATATTCCAGTAGATTTCAATTGCCTTTAATGCTTCCCCAATTTGTTCAAATCTATGAGTACCACCATTAAAGCGAATGACTTCATATTTCTTTAATGCTTCAGCTGTTGCAGATGAGTCAAACAGTTCATCGCCATCGGCCAATAAGACAAGAGGAACGTATGAATGCATAGCGGTCTCTGTTATAGATTGACAGTTGAATGACTCTACGGTCTTAGCCGTTAAACGAGAAACTGTGCCGTCTACATAATTCACATATTCAGTTTCAAATGATTTACCTGAAAAAGTTTTGTATGGGTCTATGCACGGGTTAATTAATACGCAAGGAACTCCTAAAACTTTAGCACATGCGTCCGCATAATATGCACCTAAGCTGGTTCCAACAATAAGCAAGTCATCTGCATATTCACTTATACGATCGAGGATATAACCAATGACATCCTCGCGTGGTGCAAAGGTATCATATGAAAAGCCAATGACATCTTTATCGAGTTTATGTAAAGCCGCGAACTTGGCATTACGCGGATCATATCCGCCGTTAAAGCCATGTAAGTATACAATCATAAGATCGGTTTTCCAGGTGTCCCAATTGCCATTTTAAGAAATTGCGCATCACCAATTTCCCTTACATAAAAATACTGATGCCAATCTTTAAACCGCTTGTATATTGCTTGATCAGCACGGTCCAGATTAGCATTAACATACTCTTGTGTAGGAATGATAATTTCATCATCAAAGATTTCCACGACTTTTTGATGTGGAATCGCGTATGCTTTGATTAATTCACGTGGTATTGTTTTCATAATGAATGCAAGTATACCTTTAGAATATTCACCAAAAGAGACCTTAAATGTTTCTTTCAGAGTGTCAGATAAAACCTTTAATGCTTTTGGCGATCCGTCTGTTCCTAGCGCAATTGCCTTACGACCACCACGATCTTTATAGAGCATTACCATCTTAAGCGTGTCGCCATCAAAGAAGAGTTTCCAAAAAGGGATAGACATAATCATATCATCAGGCGAAGAAAATCCTTTACCTTTAATTCCTCCAATTTTTGCATAAGACTGTTGTATTAAATCCCACACTGCAGGAGCGTACTTTTCACGATCAGCATCATCTTTTGAAAGAATTAAATTTGTGAATCCTTCAGAAATATATGTTTTAAATGATTTCATTATGTATATTTATATGAATATGCGATTGCAGCTGCTTCGGCTTCTTCAGGTGTTGGATAATTTTTTGCCATATTATTTCTCTACAAAAACTTGACCATGAAACTGTCGTGTCTCAGTTATTCCAACGTTTGTTTTTTCATGAGCAATTAAGACAGTTTTTTCTGTTATGCTTATGACAGTTCCAGTTAAAAATACGCGATAGCCTGTTTGCATAAATGCAACAATATCACCTACAGAGATATCATTACCAAAAAAATCTTTTGCTGTTTTCATATTATCCAATTACTTCAAATTCTTTTAAGATATCTTCTGCAATATCTTCATAGTCATCTACGCGAACACCTGGGTTTGAGCGACAATAGCTATAGCCTTCCATTTCAGTGGTATAGTTGTCGATAATGGCGATGATTCGTTCTTTGATTTCTTCTTTAGTCATAATGATATTATATCAGAGTTCGTTACCAATAAGTGTAGGTGAGAATCGTTCCGTCCTCGTGACGATACTTAGCATTCACATAATTCTGAACGCAGCTATCATCACAGTCTTCAAAGATTCCCAAACGCTCTTGAAGGTCTCGCATTGCATCAATATAAGCTTTGCATGCAGCTGCTGCTTCATCGCGTGTATTGTAAATAATTTCGTTCATATCTAATTGTGTTAGAGTTCGTTTTTGTTTTATTGGAGAACAGTATGTTCTTCAATCATACTGTTCAACCAGCTTTCATAAGTTTTGCCAACCCAGCCTGCTCGCTTGACCACGCTTGACTCATAGTATCGTCTTGCAGTTTCAGTATCGAGATATTTCATCGCAGATTCTTTAGTTGAGAAGATCTTTTCAATTCCTTGAATTTCCCAACCATCTCGATCATAGATAACGTAAACGTTCATTGTAGTAATATTGTATCAGAGTTTATTTAGTTTTGATACGACCTGCTCGGTCGCATAGAAAGATCTTATCGCCTACGGCTTTTAGTAGTTTCCAATCACCTGTCTTGTGATTCATCATTTGCTTTTTGATGCGAGCTGGAATATCTTCAAACGAATCAAAGGTTTTGATTTCAGGGCCAAAAATTCCAATCGGTCCAAAATACATATATTGTTTTGCTTTCATATTATGATTGTGTTAGAGTTTGATTAGTGGCGAATGCCATAGCGATTTTCTTCATAGCCGCCACGAGCTTCTTTAGCTTTAGCATATTCGAGAAAAGCACCTGCTTTTTCGTTAGTGTTTTTGCGAGTCCTTTTCACAATTGCAACATGTTGAACTGTGGTGGGATCAAGGCGATAGGTATCACCTTTGGCGTCAACAATGTCAATCGTAACTTTATTGACTTTGGCAATCGTATATTCACGTGTCACACATTCGGTGCAGCCTCGGCCATCATGATGGCTGGTAGTCACTTCAATGACTTGACCGGCTTTGAAGTTTTCAGCGAGCGCGGGAGCAGTTGCTTTTTTTATTAGTTTCATAACATTTAGTGGTTACAGATTTATTATACACTAAACCACCCAGCTTGTAAAACAAAAAATGAAGAAAAATGCATTTTTTTCACATTTTTCTTCATTTTTAGCCAAAACCGCAGTTTTTCTGCTCTTAATAGAGCTTCAGGTGACTTGTGAGTTCATCTAATCGTTCATTCCAATCAGGACCCAATGCAATGCAAGTGGCTGTGCTCACACCATTAAAGACCGTGCGGCCATTATCAACCACGAGATGTGCCATGACTCCAGCTTCTGTTGCTTTCGCTTCAAGCTCATGCAACTCCTCTTCGCTGTCAACACCAAGAACAACCTTTGTGAAGCTGTTCTCTAGCCAATCACGTATTGCGCCATTGTGCATGTCAATAGAGTCGTCGTCATTCATAAAGACATCATTAAGCATATCAGCTTGCCAACCAACCCGACCTTCACGAGTAAGAAAGCTCATTGCTGCATGCGCAACTTGAGCCGCCATCTTACCGTGTTTCATTTTTAGATCGCGGCGTACCACGATGACTTGTTTAGTCTTTACTGCCATACAATAACTCCAATCCGCGTTAGATAAATGCAGAGTGCCACAAATGCAGCGATGAATTGGCACAGCCAAAAGCGACCATGCTTGACGCTAGGCTGCTCATAACACTTATCAATCATTACATACACGCTCCAATAAGGATTGTCATCATAATAGATACTGCCCATGACATTACTGTTATTCCATTAATAATCATTCTATTTCAATTTCTTCTTTTAAGAGTTTATAACCCTGTCGCCCCGCTTCACCAGAAGATAGTGTCTTTATCCAACCATAGCCTTTGCCCTTAGTGCAAAGGCTACCAGCTTCACCCGTGACTTCACAAATCTTAAAGCTACGATCTTCGGCATCACTAATCAGACTTTTAATTTCTTCAACGCGATCGCCTTCATAAGAGTAATAAAATCGCAATCCTCCGAACTTTTCTTTGATTTGACCAATCTCGAAAGTTAGATTATTTTCATCAACAATCTTGGCGAGCTTAGAGCATAGCTCTTCCACCATAGGTTGCCATCCAACTGGACACCATGCTCCACAATCAGGTTGTTTTGGTTTACCCTCATCATCCTTTGGAAAGAGTTGTGGATATGCTGCCATCAGACGTTCTGAAAACCTTTCTTGAATCATTTCTTCTTTTGTAAAATAATCCAACATCTCTCCTACGTTTTTAAATGTTTCGCTCATAATTTAATTTATATTCTTTATCGTTTTAATAGTTCAGGGTTTTCAAACTTATTTCCAATTACAGTATGATTGTCTAAAATGTCAGGTGAATGACCATAGACATGATCAAAAAACGGACCATCACCATCAATCATGTATGTACCCGCTGCGAAGTAGACGACACCAATATTAGCTTCATCTTCTCCGCCATCATGATCAGCAGCGAGAATATCGCCTTCGTAGATTGGTGTGCGATTCTTATCATAGCAACCAGTGTATTGTTGAACAACATAAGGAGATTCTTTTACATGTGTATTTTTATCAAAATAAAAGTTTGGCTCACTGTCTCTACTGAAAAATTTGTTGTCAGTTGTAACAATTTCCACAACCTCTCCAGTAAAGATGTTAAGACAATATTCGCCCCAACAGTGTGTTCCTGCATCATCGTTCAACCAGCTTTTGGTTGATTTGTTCCATACGCGAAATTTAAGTTCTCTATTCATTGTTCCACGGTATGATATTTTACTTCTTTTGTTTGCCAGCTTCTGATTTGTTTTTCCGCCCGTTCTTTGCTCGACCATCCAATGGAACTATCTTCCCACCGCCAAAGAAATTTTGTTTGAACTGTAAATGTACTGATACTGTTATTATTAATCGTTTCTTTTATTCTGTATTTCATTTTCTTTTTTCTGTGTTAAATCGTTCAATTAAAGCGTCAAGCATTATAGTATGATACTCGCCTTTTGCAAGTTCCCAAGCGTCAGCTTGTAGTATGCTATAGCGAGTTGACAATCTTTTTCCGCTATGAGGATCTTCGATTGTAATTGTTATAAGTTCGTCTCCGCTCATATTTTAATTATTGAGATGCTCCTTCTGGCAATGGTGGACATTTTTGATACTGCCACCATTCACTGCCATCATATTCGCCACGGTCACTCCATGAGCCATCGTTATACCAAATTGTGCCAAAGAGTTCTTGACTCCCATAGCCGCTATCATAGTCAAAGTCGAGACGAGGCAATACCTCTTCAAGAGTTCCTTCGATCTTTATGTTACTATCTCCCAAGCCGAGTTCGTGGTTGATTTGAACATACTTTACTTCGCGATCAGCGATGTGTCTCAATAGTTCATATTTTGCATTCATATTATTATTTGATAGTTGGTACAACAGTTGCAGTTTCTCTAATCTCTGCTCCCCATGTGTTTCGTCTTTTGGTGACGAGAATGTCGCCTTCCACATTATCCCATCGCTTGTTGTCTGAGATAACCTTATAGTGTAAGTCATTGCTATAGAATAGTGAAAAGTTCTGATCGCTAATTTTTTGAGCAGGATAACGATAAGCGGTGTGTTCACCTCCAGTTGTAAATCCAAGCAGGAACAGCATTCCCGCAGCGATAAAACATGTAATGTGAGTAGTAATGCTATGCTTATACATATACCATAATCCTATTGCTAGTAGGACCAATGGAGTTGCAATGAATAATGTTACGCCTTCTGTGGTTAATAATGTTGAGTTCATATTGTTATTATTATTTTGATTTATACATCCACTGCGTCACGAACACACTTCAAGTCCTCGATGACTTCTTCCAATTCGCTCAAGGCGCCATCGCCTCGATCTGCTTCGCAGGTGTAAATATAAAAGGTGTTCTTGATTGACTCAATACGCTTCTCATACTTTTCAATCAATGCAGTGATGTGTGATTTGATAGGATCAGATTGTTTCATAATTTTTTAGATGTTAAAATTTAGCTGTGAGCTGGAGTATCGCGCAATTCGTTTATCATATATTGTACTTCTTCGAAGAGATCTACGAGTTCATTCATAGCACGACGCTCGTCAGAGGACGAAAAGTCGTCAACGTACTCTTCGTATGTAACACCTTTCTCGTGCGCTTCTTCAAGATCGCCTAGAATTTGCTGAAGTGCAAGTCTAGTGTTTTGATACATGCAATAGCTCATGTTTGGATAATTACTCATAATGGTGTGTGGTTGTGTGTGTGGTTGAGTTTAGTGTGCGTAGCCGTATTCGTAGAGACCGTTGAGCAGCTCCTTGAGTTCGTCGATACTCATGTCCTTGAGACC